CGTGCAAGGGTAAGTAGATCGTGGATCTACTCACGCCTACTGCTTCGCCCTTTTTTCAAGGCATCTACTGAGACGACTTCCAGTTCATATAGTTTTTCGACAGGGCACCCTAACACAGAAGCTATATTGATCGCATTCTCGAGTGTCATGACTCCACGATTGTGAGCGTAGTTGTTAACTTGCTGCTTCGTCATGCCGACACGATCAGCTAACTCTTGCTGGGTTAGTTCTGAATTGGTTAAGTGCTGAAGCAGCAGGCAGCGTCCGACTTTGAAAGCCATAGCTGCCTCCTGAATTAGTCAGTTAGACCTAATCATAACACAATCAACTAAAGAATGGCAGGGACTCGATCTAGTGAGGAGGAGAGTATATGACCGTTATTCAGCGGGGAATAGCCTGTATGGTAAGTGAAGCAGTTGAAAAGTCTGGTCTTCAAAAAAATTACATTGCAAACATTCTGAACATACCACCAGCCCAACTCAGCAGGAACCTTAGCGGGTCCAGACCATTTGATTTGAAGGCTCTTGACTCCCTAAATGAATTATTGGGATTACCACAAGGGAGCTTTTATGACGCATACCTCGTCGATTGCTGGAATGCTCCACGCAATCGAGGCAGCCGGATCCAAAAACTGATAGCGCATTCTATATCGAACGGACTACCTGAATATGCAGAAAAAATGATAACCTTATTACTCGACGGCGGGAAAGAATTATGCGATCTGTATGCATCTGCCTTGACGCTAGAGACGAAAGGGTACGTAACGGAAGCACTCAATCTTTATGATACTGTAATCAAAAACGAACGTAATCGGCTAGCTGAATGTCTCGCTCTCAGCTACTATCGACGCTTCATGATTGTACGCAATTGGGATATGGATCACGCATTTGAGGCAGCTACAAAACTAGGCGAGCACATCACTATGTTACCTGGAAGACATCTCTATGAAGCATACATAAAAATCCTAACAGTGTTTTACGTTCTCGATAAATGGGATCATTTGCTTAAATATTGCGAAGAAGTTAGCGATGTAATGGAAGGCGCGAAGCAGTACGATATCAAGCTGTATGCCCAATGTTTATCTTACCTGGGTATCTCTTATCGGCACAAAGGCAAATTCGAACAGGCGATGGAAGCAGTGCATAGGTATGCATCTCTTGGGGATGAAAGATTTATCCGATGGGGTCATCTGAACGCTTGTGTTGTTCTAATAGAGGCAGGACAGGAGAAAAAAGTTTACGAGCTAATAGACCTGATGAAGAAATATAAAGACGATGCCCCGAATCATCTTGAACACGTCCTAAACTACTTTCTATCAAAAAATGAATTTGAGGAAATGGAAGATGTCCTGGAAACTTTCACAGCTGAACTACAAGTGCTAATGTCCAATAAAGATCCCTTGGGTATAAAGAGGAGGATAATAGTTAATTGTCTGATTGCTGAACTCCATATTCACAGGAATAAGATCAGTAAAGCAGTCCCCTTGTTGATGGAAGCCTTGGAAATTGGTAAGGAGCTCAAGTTAACAAACCAGGTCAACAACTGTATCCGCATACTCATGCGAATCTCTAGTCAGATCAGCGACGAGGACATGGCAACGATATGTTTAACCATATGAAAAGGAGCACCCGATGGATGCTCCTTTTCACCCTACCATTCTGGACCACTATCGTTTACGGTGACAGTACCGGTTCCTGTGGAACTGCCAGAATCTGCAGGTGGCGGGCTCCATTCTGGGCCGCTGTCGGCAGACGCCACTGCAGCGGTAGCTGCAAATACTGAGACTGCGAGAATAAGCGATGCAATTACTTTTTTCAAGACAAAAACCCCTTTGTATTGTTGATATTACAGACTATACCACAAAAGAGGGTGATTTTGTCGAAACATTTGTTAATTTCCATTAATGTCAATAATTAGATAACGGAAAATACCTCTACGATAGAGTTAGCAAAAAGGATTGTCGCCACTGTCAGAATGTGGGACAATAATAATGCAGAACAGATGTTCCTATCGGAGGGGTTTTGATTGGTGCTACATAATCTGACTACAGAAGAAGTCCAGGTGCTGCGCGAATTATTGAAAGACGGGAGCCCTGAATCACTGGCGGCAATCGAAATAATAAAAAAAGCCATTCTCCCTAAATAGGAGAATGGCTTTTTATTTCTTAGCTGCTTTGAAGTTAGCGAGGATGCCTTTAATAATTGCGAGCTGTTCAAGATCGAGATCCGAATCTCGAATCTCCTTGGCGAGCTCTTTTTTGTCATCCGTGATTTCTGGATCTGCCAGGATGGCATCAAATGGATCCACTTCAGAAGAAACAAATCCAGCAAGCTTCATCAGTTCCTCGTATGAATAATCATATGCAGCTGCAAGTTTCAGAAGCGCTTGAGGACTTGGGATAATTGCTTGTCCGGTCTTCCTGTTCTTATTCAGTTCTAAGTCTCTAATATAGGCATGGCTCAGGCCGGATTTTTCAGCAGCCTCGCGCAAAGTAAATTTTCTATTTTGTCTCAGCTCTTCAAGCTTGAGATTCAGCTCTGTTCTAGGGTAATTGGTCATTATATATACCTGCTCCCATGTGTAAGGTTTACTCTACAAAATGTAATATAAGTACGACATTTTTGGAAGAGGAACGTATGTTTCTAATGTTGACATTTTGTAAGGTGGATATTACAATAAGTTTTGTAAGATCGAAACGACAGGAATGGTGGTGGAAAAACTGGTGAAAATGGAGAATAACATCAAGTTTCTTCGGAGAAGCCAAGAATTTGACATATCGCAAGAGGAGTTGGCATATGCAGTGGGTGTTACTCGCCAAAGAATAATTCAAGTGGAGAGTGGAGAGATTCCTTCTGCTGTTTTAATGCTCAAGATCTCTTACTTCTTTAATAAAGACCCACGTGAAATTTGGTCTGGAAATCTTGTCGTATCAACACTACGAGAGTTAAGGGACAAGCGTACTCTTAAATTAAATGTTGAGTAAAAGGAGCTGATCAAATGAAAGGCAAGGATGCCATTCTGGAATTCAACCGACGCCTAGCAGAGCTGATGATCGAGGACTTTGAAAGAGAAGTCGCTCTAATGCTCCCACACAGTGGACAAGCAGTATGCGACGACTTTGGCAAGAGGGTCAAGGAGTTCCACGCCTTATATAGCAAGACTGCAACCTGCAAACAAGGATGAAGCAGCGAAAGAAGAAAACAGAAGAACCGGAAGCGGCAGTCAAGAAATTCGGGGTCTGCAAATGCGGTCACGCTGGACCATTTCGTCTGACGATTCGGAATCATACTCTGTTCCGCATATGTAAGTGTGATGAGGAATGTGACATGGACAATCCAAAGGAGAGTGAGAAGCAATGAAAGGGCAAGTTTATCGTATCGAAGGCATGCAATGGAAAGTGATTAAGTTGATGCGCAGACGAAATGTAGAATGGGCAAGGTTGAAATGCCTGGACAAGCCAAAGACGCACAAGTCAACTACACTCGACTTTCTAAGGATGATCGAGAAGCGGCAGCGCATTTCATAAGAGATCAATCAGGCGCAGTCAACGGAGCTGCATGGGGACCGTAGAGGTTAGGGGCGGTCCTGGTCTCAAGAAATAAGAGGGCGAGGGAAGTCAGTTGAAACCAAGACTGTATGCTGTATATTACCGCGAAGGACGCGATTTATGTTTTCTCAGTCGAATTATGGCCCCAGATTCAGAAACGGCTATTAAACAAGCAAGGAATATCTTTAAGGATAAGTTGTCTAAGCTAAGCGGAATTGAACTTTGCTCACGGATGATACCACTCGAGCGTGTTGTCATGAAAGCAAAAGATTATGCGTAGAAGGTCGTTCATTATACGAAACAAAAAGCCCTGCGCCACTACGCAGAACTCACTTTCAAAATTCAACTGTTAGTCCCATTTTATCACCAAATGGGAAAGGGGAGCAAGCCTTGAGTAAACTACTCTTTGACGAAAGGCCGCTGGTGGTGGACACCATCCTGGCTAAACTTCTTGGGCTGAATGAAGCCATAGTTCTCCAGCAAGTAAATTACTGGTTACATAGCAGCCAGAATTATCGAGATGGCCGAAAGTGGGTATACAACACGTACAAACAATGGCAAGAACAGTTCCCATTCTGGAGTGAAGTAACGATCAGACGGATCTTTACCGGTTTAGAAAAAAAGGGAATTCTGCTGACAGCTAACTATAACGAGATGAAAGCTGACCACACGAAATGGTATTCAATCGACCACGAAAAATTGGAGGGTATGATCAGGCCATGTGATCAAAATGATCAGCCCTTGTGTTCAAATCGATCGCATCCAAGCGATCAAAATGAACAGAGCAATACCAGAGATTACACAGAGATTACTACAGAGATTGAAGAAGAAGAAGAAAAAGCCCCAAGGCCTGATCCCTTCATTGTTTACCAACAAGAAATCGGCGTAGCCTCACCACTGATTATCGAGGACATTTCAAAGTGGATAGATGAAGGTCATTTCGATGAACCACATGAGATTATTTGCGAAGCAATCAAAGCTGCCGTCTTTAGCGGAGTAACTAAGTGGAAATACGTAAACGCTATTCTGAACGATTGGGTGAAACGCAAAGTTAAAACTCTGGCTCAGGCTAAAGCAGCCATGGTCGAGTTCGAAAACAAACAGAAATTAGCCGAACAGAAGCGCGGAGCCTATAACGGGAAAAGAGTACAGACAGAGGACAAGCTTCCTGATGGCGTACAGAAACAACTTGAGAAACAAAAAGCTGGGGAATTCGATTCTGGTACACCTAAAAGGATTTCTGACGATCCGGAGCTCGCCGCGATGCTTAACAATCTTCGTAGGCCAATTCTGGATCAGTGATACATAGACAAAAATAGGCAGGTGATATCATGCCAATGAGGTTCGGACATGCCAATCGTGGTAAAGGTTTCGAGAATCAACTGAATCTTACAAATAGCCAGTACCAGAGGAAAGGGATCGCACTGATCGATAAGCGTACAACACCAGTTAAGGTACTGAGAACAAATGGCAATCACATCACAGACGCGGTGTACGACAAAAAATCTACAGTGGATTATTACGGAACATACAAAGGACGATCAATTTACTTCGAAGCTAAAAGCACAGCAGAAGTAACAAGATTTGATCTTAAGAACATCGATGACCACCAATACGACCACTTAGAAGCAGCTGAGAAATATGGGGCTATATGTTTTGTGCTTATCGAATTCACCAAGTCAAACGAAGTCATGTTCGTCCCATTTTCAACGATTAAGCAGTACCGGCTTCATGCCAGCACTGGAGGCAGGAAAAGCATTCCAAAAGACGACTTTGAGTATTACGCGTATCTTGTGTCAAAAACGAAGAGAGCGAATCTGGATTACTTGCTGCATGTTGACAGGATGATTGGAACTGAGTGCATAGCCACATGAGTGCGTCCGAGGAAAGAAAGATTGAGAGAAGATATATGGTCCAAGAACGAACGAATATCTACGTCGCTTGTGAAGAGTATGACTTCACCTGGGATGAGTGCGAGGTATCGAGATTCAGAATGCTCTGGCGAGAGGGAATATCCATTTTGGATATGGCTAAAGAGCTGAAGCGACATCCAAACGAGATAGTTATTCTGGCTATTGATCAAGCAGAACAATCAAAGATCAAACCGAGACCTGGTGGAATGCTTGGAAGCAAATTAGAAAATGGGGTGAGTTGAGGTGCACATGACAAAAGAGCAATGGTTGGAGTGGCAGAAACAAGTAATACGTGAAGAAATGAAGGAGCAGGGGTATAGAGGTTAAACCACATGAATTACGTTGAACCAATACGGGACAGGAAGAAGCTAAAGCTGATGAAAAAGCTTCTGAAAAAGCAGTCGCGCCGGGACCACTTCCTATTCGTCTTTGGAACCAACACAGGTTTGAGAATATCGGACATCCTGCCTTTGAAGGTCAGCGACGTTAGAGGCAAAAGTCACCTTCTGATAAAAGAGAAGAAAACGGATAAACGTAAGAAATTCCGATTAAATGAGAAGCTGCAAAAGCAAATATTGAGTTATACAAAAGGGATGGATGCAGAGGAGTTTCTGTTTTCATCATCAAAACGACCACGGCCAATAAGCCGAGTCAGGGCGTATCAAATCATCAACGGAGCTGCTAGAAAAATTGGTTTGCACGAGATCGGAACTCATACGCTTCGCAAAACATTCGGGTACCATTTTTACCAGAAGACAAAGGATGTGGCTACACTCCAGATGATCTTCAATCATTCACATCCGAGTATCACGCTGAGGTACATTGGCATCAACCAAGACCTTATGGACGAAGCGGTTGATCAGTTCAGCTTATAAAAAGGGGGTCTAATATGAGCAGATGGAAAAGGCTCGTAGGAGGCATTAATTGGAGTAGATGGTGCATTGGGCTGCAAGTGCATGATTTGCGTCAGAGTCACGGCTGGGTTATTGCAGAGTTGAACTTGCTCCCCCTGCAGATCCTTATGCGATTTGGTGACGGTACGAAGCGGCTAAAGTGCATCAGCTGCGGTAAAAAACTTGATAGAGTGAGTGCTGATGAAAGCAACGTAGCAAAATGTCTGGATTGCTACTACGGCCCAAAAGAAACTTAACATTTCATTACGTTTGTACCCAGGGAGGGACGATCATGACGGTAAAAGCGGAAGAAGTACGCATACTGCTACAAAACGGGGAAACGTTGATCCGGACGGAAGAAGGTATCTACTTTCTAAAAGTCGGTGACGCTCCGGCAATACTAGAAGATCCAAATGGCGCAGCTGACGCTCTGCTCAATGAGCTGTTGTCTACTCAGGCTGAGCGTAACGTGTACAAGCGAGAGTTGGACGTATTTACGGACAAATACTTTAAGCTTGATAAAACGATACAGGCGATGTCAAAAGCAATCGAGTCCTATCAGCGGATCGAAAAGGACATGGAAGATGATTGCCAACGCTTTCTGGCAAAGATTGAGCGTCTGGAAGCAGAGGAAGTCCGTCTGGTGGCACTGGCAGGAGCAGGTTATGAAAGGCTGGTTGAAGTCCTACGATCAGCAGAAAAAGCACTAGGTTCAATGCCCATGCACGATGCACGGATGCGGGGAGTATATACAAAATTGGCGGACACGTTGAAAGAGTATGAAGTAGGAGGGGAACGGGATGCAAGCAGGACGTGAGTTGGATGCTCTGGTAGCAGGTGCACTAAAAGGATGGGAACCTGCGTTCATCGAGCATTTGAAAGAAAACGATGGGTGGATATTGATTCCGCATTATTCTACCGACTGGAGGCGTATGGGAGAGTTGGTGGATGAAGCTAAAAAGCAAGGCATTCTCCTCGAATACGAGCATTTTACGGAAGGGAGATATCTGGGACGAGCTTGGAAGTATCACGAGGACAGTGAAGACTGGGTGAGCATCCCGAGAGATTTTGCCATCAAACCTCCGATCGCAAGTAGTGTTCCTCATGCTGTAAGCCTGGCTTTTCTACAGATGAAAAATACTGCAATTTAACATAAGAGAAAGGGAGTAATCGGGAAGGAAGCACTCCATCAGTGGAAAGAAGAAAAAGAACGACAAAGAAAAGCGGCAGCTGAGCAATACGCAAAGGAACAGGAGCAACGTGAACGGCAGGCGCTCAAGCAGCTGTACGAGAAATACGGCCCTGATGCTTTGGCCTAAGAGAAATCGTGATAAGGAGTAGGTTCGATGGGAACTAAGCCGATACCCAACCCCCAAGAAGTCGATGACTTGCGGAAGTGGATCGCGAGCAGCGGCCTTTGGGAAGTGGACAAGATTCGAATCCATTACATTTCAGATCACTGGGTCCAATTCAGCTGCGAGAAGAAGGTTTGTAACGGACCTACAGAGTTCAGGAATGTCCAGCACACTCTGATTGATCGGATAAAAGGAAGGTCATTTGATGAAAAAGTGGAGGTCGAGCTGCAGCAGTTCGTGTCCATGTTGAAACTTCGCAATGAAGAGATTCTCCGGCTACGCGGGAAGGAAGAACTTCTTCGCGGCATGTTGAAAGAGAAATTGTGATGAGGAGTGAAATAAATGCGAGAGGTCAAGTTTCAAGCCTTCGATACAGTAGATGGAATAATGGCAAATGTCAAAGAAATCGATTTTGAGCAGGGTATCGCACTTCTTTACAACGAGGAGAGCGAGTGGTTTCGTACAATTGGTGAACACGGAGCCATCTTGCGGCAGTTCACTGGGCTTTACGATAAGAATGAAAAGGAAGTGTATCAAGGAGATCTATGGTTTCCTTCAGGTAGGATGTACAAGCCCTATGTAGTGGATTGGGGTGGAGTAGGGTGGTGGTTATATAACCCTCGTAATGATATGTACTGGTCACCGGCAGATGAACTTGGCGAAGGAGAAGTAATAGGAAATATCTACGAAAATCCAGACATAGAACCGACTGTTTAACAAAATATTTCGGGAGTGAAGATAATGAGAACGGAATCAATTGCTAGTTTTGAAGGTCTTTTGAACCGTAGCTATATTAAAGGGAGCCCTCCAAGCCAGGTAACATCATATACCCTCAGCGAACAGGAACGACTTAAACTAATCGAAAAGTACGGCCCGATATTGTCAAAGAGAAGACATCGACAAATGTTCACACCAAAGGACTAGGAGGAAAGAGCCGATGGTTCCAGTGAAGGTTAAGAAGTTGCATGACGGAGCAACGATTCCAAAGTATGCGAGATATGGAGATGCTGGTTTTGATCTCGTGGCAGTTGAAGATACAATCGTTTACCCGAGTCATACGGGTTTGGTACGAACCGGATTAGCGTTTGAAATTCCTGATGGATATGAAATTCAAGTCCGTCCTCGTTCTGGAATCAGTGCTAAAACAAGACTACGTGTCTCTAATGCACCAGGGACAATCGATAGCGGTTTTCGCGGAGAAGTTAAGGTGATCATCGACAATCTGAATCCTATGGTCACAAACGTTGAAGATTTCAAACCAGAAATCAAGTTGATAACAGGATGGAGTATGGAAATGGATGAGTCATATCCAAAAGGAGCATATCTCATATGCAAAGGTGATCGCATCGCCCAAGGCGTATTGGCTGAGGTGCCGATTGCTGATTTTGAATTAGTGGACGAGTTGGACGAAACAGAACGCGGTACAGGGGGATTCGGCAGCTCGGGGGTGAGCACGCTATGATCCCATATTTGAACCAGGAAGACCGAGAACAGACCTTATTACTGACTTTAGGAATTGGTATAGCGGAAGAACTGATCAAAAAAGACAAGTTCAAGGTCGCGAGAAAACATCTCAACACTGGTCGATACTTTATGTATCGCGCCTGGAAAGATATAAGCGGAAACTTGGAGAAGAACGATTTTAAAAAGCTGGTAAGGCTCCAGGAAAATCATAAAGTTATCCTGCAAGCGAAAACCCATCCAACCAAGGATCAGGCCATCGTAAATCTGGAGGATTTATATGATTTAGCGGAGGCTGCCATGGGAAATGCTTGTGTCGGTTGCCAGAAACACAACTGGAAGTCCTGTAGCCTACGTGACAAGCTTGGAGCAATTAATATTCCAGCAGCCCAAGAAAGAGTATCGGATTGCGAATACAGACAATGAAAAAAGCCCCCGAGCGGGAGCAATAAAGGGTATTTGTCAAAAATAGTATACCACGGGCAGTCCGCGAGGGGGAATGGATTATGAGTACAGGATCAATAATTGACAAACAGTCACTCATCGAAGCTGTGTGCGAGGGATGTGCCGGTACTTGCTGGGGAGCAAAAAGTATTTGCCGCATTCATAACCTCCACGTTGGTAAAATCACAGAATGCCCAGAATGGGACAAGGCCATTGCAAATCAGCAAGGTTTTAAAGAAAAAAACGGGCAATTAGCCTTCACTGACATAAAACCTGCCTTAGAATGGATTCAGAAGACGGAAGAAGCAATAAAAGGGTATCGGTCTATGCGAAATAAAGCAAACCGGATAAGAAAAGAACTTGACCGAGTATTAGTAACTAGCGGTCATTCAAATAGCGGAGTGGCCCAATATGGAGATGCAGCCTCTCTCCCTAAAGGAAAAGGATTGAAACTTTCTCAGCTGATCATCCCAGAGGATGAGTATGAACGCAAAGTTAGACGCTTAAAGGAATTAGAGAGCAATATTAAGGATATTGACAAAGCAGCCTCTACAATAAACAATCCTCAGGAGAAAATCCTTATTGAGAGTTTGCTAGATGGTGAGCAAATGAACATTACCGCCACGATCATAGGGGTATCAAGAACTAGGGCATATGAAATCAGAGATGTAGTCATCTGCAAAATGGCGTGGGAATTATATGGAACGAACGAGGTAGCGTAGAAAGTTGACACTTTGGACAAAACCGGACACTTTAGACGTTTTATACGAAAAAACACTAAGGTTGATTATAATAGAGTCACGGACGACGAGATAAGTCACTCAGGACTTGAACTGGGTGGCTCTTTTTATGCTCTTGGACTTCAAGGAACAGAGGATGCTGCAGTCAATCGTCCGTTTTTCCGTGAAGTTCAATAAATGGCAAGGTAGGAGGTGGAATGACGTTGGAAAAAGCAAAGGTGACAATCACACAGCAATTTATCAAACGGAACTGTATGAGCTGTGTGTGGGGGAAACCTACAGGCAATGTCATCCACTGCCTACGGATGCCTTGCATAAAGATGCATGAACTCAGCAAAGGCGGGGGAACGAAATGAAATTTGTTCAGCCCATTCGCGACCCGGAAATTATACGAGCGATTAAAAAGGATTTAAAGAGCCAAAAAGACATCCGAAACTATCTCCTGTTCGAAATTGGTATTAATACAGGATTGAGAATATCTGATATCCTGCAGCTGAGAGTCAAAGACCTAAAGAAAAAATACCTGTATCTGATCGAAGTGAAGACCAAAAAGCAAAAGCAGTTTGAAATGAATCCCCACGTAAGAAAAGAGCTACTGACATACCTCGAAGGAAGAGATGACGAGGAATTCGTGATCAAGAGTCGCCAAGGAGTCAACAAACCCTTGAAGCGCAGCATGACGTACAAGATACTCCGGAAAATAGCAAAGAAGTACGGTCTGGAACAGATCGGTAACCATACCCTGCGGAAAACATACGGGTATTTCTTTTATCAAGAAACACATGACATTGCTATGCTGCAGAAGATATTCAACCACTCAGATCCACAGTTTACTCTGCGGTACATCGGAATCATTCAAGACACGATCAACGAAGCAACGAAGAGATTTAGGATTTAGTTACTCATTTTTGGCTAATGTGTAACTCATTTTAACGAAGAGTCTTGAAAACAGTGGTATCAAGGGATTCAGCGATTTGCTGAGTTACCCAGAATATAAGATATGGATAACTGAGAGGATGATTATTGATGAGCGCTAGTGAATTGCCAAGCTACGACCGGGTTAAGGCTTACGTGATCCACTTGGGTAAGCACGATTCTTCTATCAGCATCATCGCGATAAGCAGACATTTCAAGATAACCAATGTAGAGGCAGCGCGTTTCGTCTCGCAGCTTGAGGAAGAAGGCGTTATCAGCAGGCTTGTAGGGGGAGTTGGGCGACGTCTACTCATCAAGGAGGGGCAGAGTTGATGTATTGTTGTCCTGGATGCCATAAAGCAATAGATGACTCAGTGAAGCTGTTTGACCATCTAAGGGAATGCAACCAAGACGAGGCAAAAACATTACTGTCCAAGGGGGAAGAATCAAATGATCCAAAAGATTACCAACTTATTCCGTAGAGGAACGCAGAAGCGGCAGCATGAAGAGCGCATAGAACGCGCTAGTGAGCGAAGTCCGATTAAGATGAGCAGGGCTGAGCGCAGACGCCTCTGGAAGAGCTCTTGGAGCATCTACACCAATGAATAGAGAGCGGCATTCACTCCGATCCTCCCTAAAGAGCGCAGACGATAAACGACAGGCAGGGGCAAATGCCTGATCGGTGTAGCCTCCTCTCCTACGCCGTGACCACAGCGGCTAAGGATCGGCTCGTGGGCGCCAGGGCGAGCGCTAACAATCGCCTACCATTCTGAGTCCGATAATCTGTATTATGGTAAACGCACTACCCAAACACGATATTCGGCCATATTCGACGATTATAAGAGATTATGACTTTTCGGGATGAAGCAATATCATCTACAACGTCCATCCAAGGTGGACAAAGCATGGGTGAAGAGGGTAAATACACTATCTCTTGTTTTCTCCAGATTGCTTCGATTTTCATAAATGAAAAAACCACCGTGCTCGGTGGTTTATTCTTGGGTAATTTTGATTAAAACTGTATCGAATACAGCAGCATAACATTCTGCGATAGCATTCGTTACTTCGCCTCGTTGCATTGCTGATTCTTTACCCAATCTTTCTGCAAAGGCAATGACCAAGTCTTTTGTAATATTTGCTGCGAGTTCTTTTTGTGCAAGAGTTGCCATTGGTTATCACCTCCTTTGTGAGTGAATAATTCGACATATAGGTCAAATTTCCCTTGTTTTATTGATCCGACCCGAAGCAAATGGGTCCTTCTGGAGACCTTAAAAGACTGCGGGTGCGCGTGAGCCCGAAAATTGGCTAGATACAGGTTTTTTTTCACGGTTTCGCTTCGGAAAATGCATAAATGTATAAATATGCGTTTTCATACAACAATACTCAATCCCTTGCCACGCATGGGGTTTTTGTGTTTTTTATGACTGAATAGATGGGGGTGAGTTTTGGTGAAACGAAACGGCGAGGATCGTCAAAGCGAAATGGCTTTTTCTACACAAGAGATGGCCGAATTACTTGAATTAAGCCCGCGCAGAATTCAGCAGCTCGCTAAAGAGGGAATCTTGATAAGTCATTCGCGAGGGAAATATGTAGCGGTAGAAAGCATTCGGAACTTCATCCGGTATTCCGTTGAAAAAGAGGGTCCCAGTGATGAGGATGTTGACTATTGGAATGAAAAAGCCCTTCATGAAAGAGCAAAGCGACAGAAAACAGAACTGGCGCTGGCTGTAATGAAAGGCGAAATGCATCGATCTGAAGATGTGAAAATGGTTATGAATGACATGCTCGCTGCCTTTCGTTCACGGATACTTGCGATGCCTTCCAAGCTCGCACCCCAACTGCTAAACATGAGTGAAATGCCGGTAGTCCTGGAAACGCTCACGAAAGAAGCGTATGAAGCTCTGACGGAGTTATCGGAATACGACCCACAAAAGTTCTATGCCGTCAGCGAGGAATATGTGGAGTTGAGCGAAGATGACAACTCGAGCTAAGGTTTATCGTCTTTTTAAGGGATTAGCAAAAGTATTAGCTCCGCCTCCAAAGCTAACAGTCTCAGAGTGGGCGGATCGATATCGAAAGTTATCTCCAGAAGCTTCTGCAGAACCAGGACAATGGCGAACAAACCGAGCACCGTTTCAAAAAGAAGTCATGGACGCGATTAATGATCCAAATGTGTTTAACATCGTCCTTATGTTCTCAGCGCAGGTAGGAAAAACAGAGGTGCTGCTAAACGCGATCGGTTATTTTGTCGACCACGACCCTTCGCCAATCATGTTGGTGCAGCCTACTGAACAAATGGCTGAGGCTTTTTCAAAGGACAGGCTGGCTCCTATGCTTCGAGATACCCCAACTTTACGTAACAAGGTCAGAGATGTGAAGAGTCGAACCAGCGGTAACACATTGATGCACAAGAAATTTCCGGGCGGTCACATTACACTGGCTGGTTCAAATGCTCCATCATCCCTTGCTTCCCGTCCCATTCGAATCGTTTTACTGGATGAAGTTGACCGGTACCCGATTTCTGCAGGGACCGAAGGAGATCCAGTCAACCTCGTTACAAAAAGGACAACCACCTTCTGGAATCGCAAGCGAATTATGGTGAGCACTCCTACAATAAAAGGGGCTTCCCGTATCGAATTCGCATACGAAGAAAGTAGCATGGAACAGTGGTGTCTACCTTGCCCGAGTTGCGGGGAATATCAGCCTCTTTCTTGGCAGCAAATAAAATTTGATTACGACGATGAAAAAAAGGTAACGAAGAAGGTAGAACATGCATGCAAATCATGTGGTTGCCTTCATAATGAGCAGGAATGGAAATCCAACCAGGTCACACACGGCAGGTGGATCGCTCGCAAGGAAAATGTGAAGTCACGAGGATTTCATTTGAACGAACTATCCAGTACATTTGTTAGCTGGAAAGAGATCGTTCACAACTTCAAGGAAGCACATAAGGGTGGCCAAGAAATGATGAAATCTTGGGTAAACACCTCCTTGGGCGAGACTTGGGAAGAAAAAGGCGAGCAAATGGACGAAGAATTCCTGTTTAATCGCCGGGAAATGTATCATGCAGATGTACCAGATGGTGTGAAAATCCTTACAGCAGCCGTAGACACCCAAGACAATCGATTTGAAGTTGAAGTTCAAGGGTGGGGATCTGGTCAGGAAAACTGGAGGATTCAGTATCATGTCATCTACGGCGATTTGAAGCATCCTCAAGTATGGGCAGACCTGGATGAATTCTTGCAGAAAACTTGGACGGATGCAGAAGGTAGACAATACCGGATCGCGGTGACTTGTATGGACTCTGGTGGTCACTTTACAAACGAGGTTTATAGGTTTTGCAAAGAAAGAAGCGCTCGCCGTGTATTTGCTATTAAAGGGGAGAGCTCTGGAGATGGAACTTATCTTCCTCTGATTGTTGGAACATCTACCAATAACAGATACAAAGCGACTGTAGTGAGGTTAGGTGTAGATGAAGGGAAATCCAAAGTGATGAGCGCGCTCGCAGTTATCCCGACTGCGGAACAACCAAAGCCACTTGGGTATGTTCACTTTCCTATGACCACACCGGATCGCAATCGCGGATATGATCGACAATACTTTGAAGGATTAACCTCTGAAGTGATGCAAACGCGCTACAAATCCGGAAGACCTTACTTTGTTTGGGTAAAGGTTCGTCAGAGAAACGAACCTTTGGACTTGGCGGTTTACAATCGGGCAGCGTTAGAGATCATTTTGCCACAAATCGATCTAGATAAAATGCAGCCACATGCAGTTTCAAGTTCAGTACCTAGAACTCAAATTGGTGGGACTACTTCCCCAAAGAGAAGAAGAGGATCATCAAGCAGTATATAAGGGAGGTGAAAGGGAATGTCACTGTACACCTTGGAGGTTGCAAAGAAACACCTGGACGCATGGATCGCATGTAATCTAGCTTTATCCACTAGCCAGTCATACAGCATCAATGGCAAAACGATCACACGCGCAAATTTGAAAGATGTCATGGACCAAATTAACTACTGGCAAAAACAAGTTGATACTATTCAACGAGCACAGTCAGGACTAGGTCCACGATCAAAGGTGCGCCGATACATCCCGATTGATTCATGAGTAGATGGGAAAGAGTGATCAGTCTTGTTGCGCCGGGAGTTGCAGCGAAAAGAGAAATGGCGCGTACCGAAATTGCGCGACAGCGCGCTATGCAAGAAGTATTTAACCAAGGATATGGAGATCATGGTGCAAGCCGTCAAAGGAAGTCATTAGTCGCTTGGAATCCAGCCACTGGCGATGCTGAAGAAGATATTCATGAAAACTTGGAAGAACTACGGCCAAGAGCGCGGGATCTATTTATGGGCGGGGCACTAGCGAATGGCGCAATTAAAACGCTACGAACAAATGTAATCGGCACAGGGTTGCGGCTAAAGCCAAACTTTGATGCTGATTTTTTAGGTCTGTCAGACAAAAAGTCTAGTGAATTGCGGAAGCAAATTGAGCGCGAGTTTTCACTGTGGGCTGATTCAAAAGATTGTGATGCATCAGGGTTGCATAACTTTTACGAACTTCAACAGCTTGCCTTTCTCAGTTGGATGATGAGTGGTGACGCTTTTGTTTTACTGCCACTTCTCCCACGGAATCACACTGTATATGATTTGCGAGTTCGCTTGTTGGAAGCAGACAGATGTAGCAATCCAACCTCGCAGGAGATCGGGACATATGGCAAACTCAGCAGCGGTGTCGAAGTAGACGAAGATGGAATGGTCATTGCCTATTGGTTTGCGAATAGACACCCCGGATCTACATTAGGACTGCCAACCAAATGGCAACGTGTTCAAGTTATCGGCGCGAAGAGCGGGCGTAGAAACGTGCTTCACTTGATGGAAGCAGAACGTCCAGAACAGAGACGGGGGGTACCCATTCTTGCACCGGTTATTGAATCTCTCAAACAATTAGAGCGCTACACAGAAGCTGAACTCATGGCTGCTGTGATTAGTGGAATGTTTACTGTTTTTATCGAAAGTCCTGACATGGATCAAGACCAATTTGGACTAGGATCACCCGTTGATAATCCAACTGGCGAACCATTGCCTGGCGGAGATGGCGATTTGAAGCTTGGGAATGGGGCGGTGCAATTTCTAAATCCAGGAGAAAAGGCGAACATAGCCAATCCAGGAAGACCAAATTCCGGATTTGATCCCTTTGTGACTGCGATTCTCCGACAAGTAGGGGCATCTCTCGAGATCCCCTATGAATTGTTGCTCAAGCATTTTACTGCATCCTATTCTGCTTCTCGCGCTGCTCTTCTCGAAGCATGGAAGATGTTTCGCATGCGGCGCGCATGGATGGCTGCAGATTTCTGCCAACCGGTTTATGAGGAATGGTTCGCAGAAGCGGTGTCCAAAGGACGTATTGACGCACCTGGTATTTTCGATGATCCCATTCTATTCAAAGCATACACCCGCGCAGAATGGCATGGTCCATCTCAAGGTCAACTCGATCCAGTGAAGGAAGCAAACGCTGCAGTTATCCGGGTCGAGAATGGATTTAGCACTCGTCAACGAGAGGCTGCTGAATTAACTGGTTCGGAGTACGAAAGCAATATTAGACAACTGTCCTACGAAATGCACATTCGGGATCAGTATGGATTGACGATGGATGCAAGCGCACAGAGAGGGGGTGAAGAAGATACCGAAGAAGATCAAACTTAACGGGCCTGTAATTGGAGACGGTAGCACTTGGTTATATGACTGGCTCAATATGCCGTATATCAGCGCATCAAAGATATCGAAAGAGTTGGATGATGCGCGGGGTGATGATGTCGAGCTTTATATCAATTCGGGCGGCGGTTCCGTATTCGCTGGATCTGAGGGTTATACCATTTTGAAGGAGTACCCTGGCAAGGTCACGGCTAAAATCACAGGTGTAGCGGCGAGTGCTGCTTCTTTTCTAGCGATGGCTGCAGACGAAATAATGATGTCTCCAACGTCACAGATGATGATTCACAATGCGGCCACGTGGACGGATGGGGATAAGAATGCCCATTCCAGCAATACGAACATGCTGCACGGTACGGACATTGCGATCACAAATGCATATCGTCTCAAAACTGGAAGGAATACTGACGAGTTATTGGAGCTTATGAACAAAACAACATGGATGAATGCACAGCAGGCGGTTGAGTTGGGTTTCGCAGATGGAATCCTGTTTGACGAGGGCAATTCCCTTATTGCTGTTTCAAACAATATCTTGGGCGAGGAAATACCTCCTGATGTCGAGGCCAAACTCAGAGACATTGTGATTGCAAATGCTCTCAAGGGCAATGGCGATACACAAAAGTTTAGTAACTTGGGGAAAAACCCATTCGACGGACTAGATGTGTCCGCTATTCTTCCACATGTAGAGAGCCTATCCAAAGTGACGAACCAAATGCTAGAAAACAAGACGGATCAGCAGCGAAAGAACGATCCGCAAATGAAGGAGGAACATAAAGCGATGGATATGAACGAATTGCAATCAAAATACCCGGACCTTTACAACGAAATCATTGCTCGTGGTGTTACGCAGGAACGTGGCCGCATCACTCAACTGAATGCACTTGCTGGAGCACCTGGCGCTAGAGAAATCATTGCAAAAGCAATTGAGAATGGCACAACTGCTGGTGAAGCAGCAATGGAAATTGTGAAAGCCTCCCAAGAACGTCTGTCAAACGAAGCGAAAAACCGTGTGGCTGATTCGAAAAACAGCGGTGCAGAAGATGTACCAGCTGACGAAGCGCCAAACGACAAGCCAGATCCTGAAGCTGCTGCAAAACAAGAAGCGGATGCTCTGGTTGCCGAAATTAAAGCACTGAGAGGAGCGAAGTAAAATGCCATCCTATGAAATCGGCTACGATAACCTAATTGCTGGAATGGTCACACCATTTACAACCGTTTCTGTAATTGTAAAATCTGGTGCGACGGTTCATCTGTCACGTGGCACTGTATTGGGGGTTGTTGATCAAGTAGATACAGGGCAATATGCTGGGACGTACATTGTTGCACCAGTCGATTCCACAAAATCAGACGGATCACAGACTCCATTTGCCATCCTTGCTGATGACGATGTTGATGCGACAGCTGATGATCAACGAGCAACTGCCTACGTTTCTGGAGAGTTCAATCGAGATGCCTTGAAATTCGGAGGCAGTGACACCATCGATACTCATGAAGCGGCCCTACGCAAGATCGGAATTATTACCAAACGAGTGGTGAAATAAGGAGGACGACAGAATATGGCAATCAAAGATATTTATGCTTTGCCCACATTACTGAAAGTGATCGGGCAATTGCCTCCACCAAGCACCTACATTCTGGATACATTCTTCCAGGACGGAGAAACATTTGAGACAGAAAATGTGGAAATCCAGACCATGAAAGGCAATAAACCAATTGCTCCTTATGTTTCTGAGCTGCAACCTGGAAAAGTGATCCTTCGCACCGGATTCACTGCGAAACAATACAAGCCAGCACTCATCAAGCCAGCAAGGCCAATCACAGCCATTGATCTAAAAACGCGGGCAGCAGGAGAAAGCTTGTTTAATCCTGACAATCCTGAAATGAGAGCTCGTAAACTGCTGGCGAAAGATATCGTTGATTTGCAAGATACGATCACCCGCAGACTCGTGCAGCAGGCTGCAGAACTCATTTTTACTGGGAAGGTAACACAGATCGGAGAAGGCGTGGAGCAAGTCATTGACTATGACTTTACAAACATGGTGACTCTTTCCGGGACAAATTTATGGAGCAATCCAGATTCAGATCCAATTAAGTTCTTGGCCCAGCAGCGAAAACTTATCCTAGACGGCAACGCACCAACGCCAAACGTTGTACTTGCTGATTATGATGCGGCCGTAGCTTTGATGAGACATCCGAAAGTGCTGGAATTGGCCAATAATCGAGGCGTTGATATTGGGACAATTGATACGACTTTGCTCCCAGATGGTGTTACCCATCATGGAAGACTTCGCGATGTTGGATTGGATGTATACAGCTACACTGGCACATACACGGATGATGATGGCGTAGAGCAGCCGTTCATTCCAGCAGGAACGATCGCCTTACTCTCAACACGGGATAAGTTCTCCTTCCATTATGGTGCAAATGTCATCATGGATCCAAAATCAGAGCAGTTTGTTCGCGTGATGGGCAAAATTACGCCGCAATCTTGGGTGACTGTTGAACCTGCACAGCGCTGGTTGCAAATGTTGTCTCGCCCATTAGCGGTGCCAGCAAACGTATCTGGTTGGGCGGTAGCAAAGGTCTTGTAGGGGGTCTGAGCAATGGTGTACATTGCAAAAGGAAGAATACTGCACAATGAAGCGGCTTACAAACCCGGAGATCAGATCGCGGAGATCACTAGGAATGAGGCAAAACGCTTGATTGACCTCGATGTAGCGTTTGAAAATGAGCAGGCGGAAGCAGAAACGAAAGTTATACCGGAATCTAAGGGAAATAAACCTGCCACCTCATATGTATCAGTCGAAGCGTTTACTGACATGAAGGCCCAAGAACAGAAAAAAACGCTTCAAGAATGTGGTGTAGCACCGGAAAGTTCTGCTGAAAAGCGAGTACATCAGTACACAGAATGGCTATCCAGAAAAGAGAACGAACACCATGAGTCTCTTTAAAGAACAGCTTGCTGCTGACACGCGAGCTGTTCTTTTTAATACCGATGAGTTTGGTGAATATCACACGATTAATGAGATTCAGGTCATTATTGTCCTGGATCACGACGAATTGGTGAAACGCAAAGCGAATACTTCCAATCCAGATGACGGCATACACGATGCTGAAATCCTGTTCTATGCCAAGCGCGAGGACTTTACAAAGCGCCCAGCAGTTGATGGCTGGATGACCATGGATGGCAAGCAGTACCGTGTGGCTACTGTCCAGGAAGATTCAGTTACCTACACAATAACATTGAAGGCGACACGCTCATGATTACAATTGATGCAAGTAAATTGCAAGAAGTCGAGCAGCGGCTTGGTGAGTTTCGGAAAAAGGCACCTGTTGTCCTTTACCGAGCGATTAACCGAGCTGCTGCAAACTTGAGGACGAACGCAGCCAAAGAGGTACGGAATACGTACATTGTCAAAGCAAGCATGGTGAAAAGCACCTTCTCGATTAGCAATGCCAGTAGCAAAAAACTCCAGGCAACCGTTACGTCGAGAGGTGCCGCTTTGGGGCTGGAGCAGTTCAAGGTCAGCCCCAAGCAACCAAAGCCAGCCAAGCCACCAAAAAACTTAAAGGTCCAAGTCAGAAGTGACACGGGAATAAAAAGTTTGCTGAGTGCTTTTGTTGCTTCGGTCCAGGGGAATCGAGTTTTTGAGCGGGTCGAAGGCAAAACCAGCCGCAAAAAGCGTAGCGATGGACAGTGGACTGAGCTTCCTATCAGGCGTCTCTTTGGTCCTCCAGTTCCGATTATGTTGGAAAACAGCGGTGTCCGGAGTACGTTGGAAGAGGAAGCAAACAAAGTGTTCGAGAGACGTCTTGATCATGAAATCAAGCGTGTTTTGGAGGGGAACTAATGTCAACGCCATATCTTTTGCAAGAAGCCTTGATCAATGAGATCAGGGCTCTTTTTGCTGACTCACGATTCAAAAATAGCAAAGGCGAGGAAGTGGAGTTGAATGTATATCCTCAGTTTTTACCTGCAAAACGCTCTGATGAAGACAACGACCATTTTCCATATGCCATTGTTCGTGTGCAAGAGGGCAATATTCCCACCGTAACGGATGCGGAAACATGCAACGTATTGATTTTCTTCGGGTTGTGGGATGACACGTTAGACTTTCAAGGATACAAGGATGTCCTAAACGTAATCACCCATTTGAAAATACATCTATTCAAAAAACGGATTATTGACCAACGTTACCGGATCGAATACCCGTTTGATTGGGCCATCGATGAAGATGATTCCAATCATCCCTACTATTTCGGTGGGGCTCAAACGACTTGGACACTACCAGTAGTCCAACAGGAGGTGCAATTTATTGACTAGGAAACTAGAAGCAGCTGCAAAAGATGCAGCGGCAGCGGAAAAGAAGCAAAAGAACCAGCTGATTTACATTGGCCCAAGCTTGCCAGGAGGAATCCTTGCCCAAAATACCGTTTTCCGTGATGGAGTGCCAAAACACTTGGATGAAATCAGGAAACAACAACCTCAGATCGATGCGTTAATTGTGCCAATTGCACAGTTTTCAGAAGCTCAAGCACAGTTGCAGCGCAAAGGGACAGCAGAACAACAAGCTTTCCGGGTGCTAAGCAGAAAGGAGCAATCAAATGGCATTTAATCACGGCGTTAGGGGAAGCGAAGTAGCTACTTCCTTGCTCACACCTGTCCAGTCAACTGCAAGCCTGCCTGTTGTATTTGGTATCGCTCCAGTCAATCTATCAAGCGGAGAAACTCTGCCTGTTAATGTTCCGGTCCTTAGCTTCTCCTTCCCGGAAGCAGAGGCTGCAATTGGTTACTCAGACGACTTCGAAAAGTACACGCTGAGCGAGTTCATGGACTCCCATTACCGCCTGTTCAATTTGTCTCCTGTTGTATTCGTGAACGTGCTTGATCCTGCTGTTCATAAAACTACAGTGGTTCCAGCAAATGTCAAGTTTACAAAGGGACTAGCTACCATCCAAGTGGAGGGTATCTTGAAAAGCAGCGTGGTTGTTGAGTCTACAGATTCGCCAGGTACCCCGTATGTACTTGATACTGACTATACCCTGTCCTTTGATGATGACGGCTATTTGGTTGTAGCGGCTAAGGCCGGGGGCGGGATCACTAGCGAGGCAACCGTAAAGATCGGATACGACAAGCTTGATCCGTCTACCGTTGATGCGTCAGATATCATCGGGGGCGTTGATGTTAACGGGAAACTCACTGGCCTTGAGTTAATCAAGCAAGTGTTTCCACGCTTTGGGCTTGTGCCTGGGTTGATTTTGGCTCCAGGGTTTTCCGAGGACCCGTTGGTGGCAGCGGTCATGACTGCTAAAGCAAGTAATATCAATGGCGTATTCAATGCATTAGCACTGACAGACATTCCAACTGATGTGGTCAAGCAATATGCTGATGTCCCAGCATGGAAAAACGGCAATAATTACACATCACCAAGACAACTACCATGCTGGCCTATGGTTTCATTGGGCGGGGTGAAATATCGTTATTCCACGCAACTGGCTGGAGCAATTGGTGCAACGGATGCAGCGAACAACGGAATCCCATTTGCATCTCCATCTAACAAGGTACTTAAAGCGAATGCTGCTGTGCTGAAAGATGGAACAGAGGTATTCTTGGGTCTTGAGGAAGCCAATTTCCTGAACAGCCAGGGTACAGCAACGGCGCTGAACTTCTCTGGTGGCTGGAGAATTTGGGGGAACAATACCGGAGCCTTCCCATCGGTAACTGATCCTAAGGACAGCATTATTCCTGTTCGTCGCATGTTTGATTTTGTTACCAACTCGCTGATTCTCACTTACTGGCAAAAGGTAGATGAACCAGCCAATAAGCGTTTGATTGAAACCGTAGTAGATAGCGTGAACATTTGGCTGAACGGGCTGACATCCTCCGGTTATTTGCTGGGTGGACGGGTAGAGTTTCGCAGAGAGGACAACCCAGATACAGAGCTGATGGCGGGAAATATCAAATTCCGCGTGTTCATAACTCCACCATCTCCTGCACAAAGCATCGAGTTTATTCTTGAGTATGACACATCTTATCTGGCTACTTTGGCCGCGTAAAAGAGGGGTGAGAGAATATGGCAGACCAAATATCCGCAATCTTGAATGACTTCAACGGATACCTAAACGGGACAGATTACCTTGGCGTGGCCGACGTAGATTTGCCTGACCTGGAATCCATGACAGAAACGATCAGCGGTGCCGGCATTGCTGGCGAAATCGACAGCCCGATTCTTGGACACTTCGGTTCCATGACGGTAACGATCAACTGGCGTGTACTTGAGAGAGCAAATTTCAAGCTCGCGAGACAGGAAGTCCATCACTTGGACTTCCGAGGTTCGATCCAGCAGGTCGATAAAAAAACTGGGATTTACGATCAGATTCCGGTGAAGGTTACAATCCGTGGAATCCCGAAAAACACACCACTTGGAAGCCTGGCAAAAGGATCCACGATGGACAACTCGAACGAGTTGGAAGTGATTTACCTCAAGGTCATGCATGACGGCGAGACGGTGGTTGAAATTGATAAATTTAACTATGTATGCGTAATAGACGGCGTGGATTACCTCGCCAAGGTTCGCAAAAATCTTGGAATATAGGGAGGAATAACAATGAAAGAGCACGACGAAAATCAACAAATTAAAGACGGTGGGGTTGAGCAAACTACTCCGTCCGGCCCTTACAAGTTGTCTACGCCAATCACATTCGAAGGACAACTGATTAGCGAGCTTGATCTTCGCTTCGACGATTTGACCGGAAAAGACCTGATCCTTTGCGCCAAGCAAGCCCGGCGCATTGACCCTCAGGAAGTACGACCAGGAAGGGCGCTTTCACTCTCTTATCAAATTGCAGTAGCAGCCAAGGCAGCAAACGTTCCCGTTGAGTTGTTTGACCACTTGAAAGGCGATGACTTTACCATTGCAACCCAACAGGCAGAGAATTTTTTATTGAGACGGGGATAGATGACAATATCAGCAAGGGCCTTCGCATTATTGCGGTGGCCCTTGCTTCTTCTATGCCCCATTCAAGCCCTCACGAATGGTTAAATGAGACAATTTCGGACATGAAAGAATGGCGTGAAGCAAACGAGGAAGTTATCAAGCGCAGGGAAGAGCTCAGAGCAAGGACTGCTCAGCCTGGACCCCCAAGAAGAAAGGGGAGAAGGTAATTGTCACGGGATTATGAAACCACGTTTATTTTTGGCGGGGAGCTCAGCCCTACTTTTACTAATGCGATCAGACGAGCTGAGGGCAGCTTAAAGGGTTTTGGAAACGTTGTTTCACGCGTTGCCCAGTATACAGGTGCATTTGCTTTAGTGACCGGAGTTACAGACGCAATCGGGAACATGACCGGTGCAATCATTGGCTCCCAGGATGCTATGGCTCAATTGCAAGCTTCAACCGGAGCGACAATTGAGGAAATGCAGGCGTTGTCACAGTCAGCCAAAAATCTATATAACCAGAATCTCGGAGAAGATTGGTATGATGTGGCTGAGTCTCTGAGTGTAGTGAAACAAGTTACTCATCAGACAGGCGCAGAGTTGGAAAAAACTACAAAGAATGCAATGGTATACCGAGATGTATTCGGAGAGGAAATCCAACAGTCAATTAAAGCCAGTGATACCATGATGAAAAACTTTGGAATCACTAGCGATCAAGCATACAACCTACTCGCTCAGGGAGCACAAAAGGGGCTGAACAAATCAGACGAACTGATAGATTCAGCGAATGAATATGCTCCCTACTTCAGCGCACTTGGTTTTTCTGCTAACCAAATGTTTGATACCTTTAGCGCCGGTCTTGAATCCGGTGCTTTTAATTTGGATAAAGTCGGGGACGCGGTAAAAGAATTTAACATCCGCGTGAAAGATGATTCAAAAGGCACGAACGAAGCTTTTGAAAGTCTTGGTTTCAACGCCTCAAAGATGGCGCAGACATTCGCGCACGGTGGACCAGAGGCACAGAAAGCATTTACTCAAGTGGTGGATGCAATCTCCAAGGTTGAAGACCCAGTAAAGAAAAATCTGCTTGGAGTTCAACTATTCGGTACGCAATTTGAAGACCTTGAAAAAGATGTAATTGCTGCAATGGGGAATGCTCGTACTCAGTTTGATATGACCAAAGACACGATGAACGAAGTAGCCAATGTCAAATACAGTACCGCAAGTAAGGCCATCCAAGGAATAGGAAGGCAGATTTTAACCGGAATTGTCATGCCAATCGGTGATTTAGCCCTCCCAGCGCTACAAGGAGTAAGCGATTGGTTTTCCGATACCATACCAAAAGTTACGAGCTTTTTTAGCCAAGTAGGATCAGCTGCTTCTAATGGATTCGCTTTTGTTACGGATCTATTCACCAATGGATTTGGTCTTGGTGCCACCATGAAAGTCTTCAACTTCGCTAGTATGCTTGGCTTTAATGTTGCAGATGCATCAGCCATCGTGTCAGGTGTACGAAACGCTTTTAACGACGTGATTCAAATCAAAGATGATCTAATTAGCACTTGGTCAGATATCACACCGCACATACAAAGTGCGTTTGGATCAATTTATAAAATGGCATTAAACTTAATACCCACCTTTCAAAAGGTAGGATTAGCGTTTTGGCAAGTGTCTTCTACAACCATAAAGACGTTGATTCCTGTTGTCTCCTATATCGGCGGGAAACTATGGCCAATTGTATCGAAAGTTTTCGGGTTCCTTGCCAACGATGTTGCTCCTGCAGTATCTTCAGCATTTTCAGCAATGCTTCCAACCATCATGAATGTAGTAACAAAGGTAGGGTCGACTTTTTCGGCCTTGTTCAACTTCGTGAAGCCGGTGATCGACGGAATTGTAGGAGCATTCAATTTCGCATTTCCGTTCATCAAGGCAGTTGTATTAAGTGCCATTAATAGTGTCACGGGTATATTCAATGGGTTGATGACAACGCTTGGCGGCGTATTGGATTTTATTACAGGTGCCTTTACAGGTGACTGGGGGCTAGCCTGGACAGGCGTAAAAGACGTTTTTAGAGGTGTGTTCGATGGGCTTGCTGCTTTGCTTAAAGCCCCGATTAATGCAGTTATCTCACTGATTAATCAGGCATTCCAATCAATTGGAGCGGTGAGTATCGACGTTCCTGATTGGGTGCCGGGAATGGGCGGGAAGAAGCTAAATTTTAGTTTTCCTGAGATTCCGATGCTGGCAAATGGTGCTATTGCAACAGGTCCGACCCTAGCAATGATCGGGGAAGGTGCAGAAGACGAGGCAGTCTTGCCTTTGTCTAAACTGGATGGCCTTCTTGCCAACAGTGGCAATGCAGCACCTGCAGCTGGGGGAGGCACAAGCGGAGACATCTACGTGACATATTCCCCAACAAATGTGATCCAAGGAAATGCTTCTCCTGACGCGATTCAACAGCTGCAGCAGGCAGCGGAAATGGACATTAGAAGACTAGAGAAAATGCTGAGAGATTTAAAACGCGATCAACAAAGGAGGTCGTTGCTGAATTGAACTCCTATACCACAGTTCAGGGAGATACTTGGGATGGTATCTCCTTTAAGCTTTTTGGCACAGACAAGCACATGCCTAAGCTGATCCAAGCAAATCTATTGCACAGTTCGACAGTGATATTCTCCGCTGATGTGAGCCTAACAATACCTAACATACCTGTAGCCGCCTCAATTACGCTGCCACCATGGAAGCGGGAGGAGTCCTAACGCATGGATATGGTTGATGCACGGCGAGCTGAGTTAGTCATTTCATACAACGGCGTAGACATATCTATAGATCTTGCAAAAAGCCTGATGGACTTCACGTATACAGACGCGGCTCCAGGTGAATCAGACGATATTCAAATCACGTTGGAAGACCGAGAAAACATGTGGCAGAGTCCAGAGTGGATGCCCTTGCAAGGAGACAAAATCATAGCAGAGATACGAACAATCGGATGGGATAATGCAGGGGAAGTCAAGCGCCTTCCCTTGGGCAGTTTTGAAGTCGATTCAGTGTCTTCCAGCGGTCCACCCGATACGGTCAATATTAAAGCAACGAGTTTGCCTATCAGTGGCAATGCGCGACAAGAGACAAGGACAAAAGCGTGGGAAAAGGTGACACTGAAAGCTATTGCAGCCGACATTGCTAAAAGAGCAGGGTTAAAACTCAACTATCTGGCACCAGTCAACCCGACTTACGAGCGGATTGATCAAACGGAACAGGAAGATCTTGCTTTTTTGTATACCCAATCAAAAGAGGAAGGCATTGCTTTAAAAATCGCATCAGGGCAATTGGTTCTTTTTGATGAGTTCGAGTTCGAAAAAGGGGAACCGGTTGCAACCTTCAAACGAGGCACAGACAACATCCTCTCTTATAGCTTTGATTGGAGCGCTGCTTATGCTGCTTATGTGGCTTGTGAAGTCAGCTACACCCAAGCCAAGAAAAAAAGCACGATCAAAGTTAAATATGTTCCTCCTGGAGCACCATCTATTGGACCGATTTTGAAGATAAATGAGCAAGTGGACAATGAGGCAGCAGCCCTACGCAAGGCAAGGAAAAGCTTACGCGATAAAAACAAAGAACGCTCTCAAGCCTCCTTATCTCTTATGGGGGATATTCGTCTTGCAGCTGGTCTCACGATTCAAGTAGCAGGATTCGGAACCTTCGACGGAAAGTATTTGATTGAAAGAGCCAGTCACAAGATTGGCAGTGGCGGATACACAACAGATATCACGATTAGGCAAGTATTGGGGTGGTAGCATGAGCGTCTTAAAGAATCTGATTCGAGTCGGGGTTGTTTCTGCTGTAAATGAGCAGGAAGGAACCGTTCGTGTTGTTTTTGAGGACAGGGATGACATGGTTTCTGGCGATCTTCCAGTGATCCATGCTCATACGTTGAGGATGAAAGACTATCGAATCCCGGACATCAAGGAGCAAGTTGTATGCATCTTCCAAGGTAATGGCATTCAAGAGGGGTATTGTTTGGGAGCCATTTATTCAGAAACGGACTTGCCACCTGTCAGAGAAAAGAAGTTTCGAGGTACTTGGTTCGAAGATGGCAGCTATGTGTATTTTGACCGGGAGAAAGGGAAGTTACATGTGAAAGCTGTTGGTCGTGTTCAGATTGATGGGGACCTGATCGTGACAGGGCAAATCTATCAGGTAGATCCGGGTGAAGAGTCATGATTGGGTCGCTGGGTTCAGTTGTTTTTGTTGCCTCCCAAGCAACAATACGGACAATCCAAGAGTTTACGAGGAACGGTGGAAGCCGGTACGCAGTCCATGAGATCCTTAATCAAAAACCAAAGGCTCAATGGATTGGGCCAGGACTGGATACTGTCTCGTTTTCTATGCGGTTTGATGCTTCTTACGGCTTGAATCCACGAAAAGAATTGAATCAGCTGGTTGAGCTTGAACGTGCGGGGAAAGCCTTGCCTCTGACAATCGGTGGCGAGGGGATGGGCGTCTATCTTTGGACGATTACGAGCCTGGAGCAGAAATGGGACCATATCGACAACCAAGGAAACCTGTTAATAGCATCTGCAAACATTTCCTTAAAGGAGTACGTGAAATGAGTGAATTTAACGTGGATATTTCAACAACCTCAGCCTGGGTGAACTTCGCTCCTGGTACTCTCTTGGAGGAAGTGCAGCAGAATATCAAAACCATCGTAACCACCGTTTTAGGAACGGCGCCTGGTTCTCGCAACATTGGTGTTGAGGTGGAATTGGTCGATGAACCTATTCATATAACCCAGGCACGTATAACGGGTATCATCCGAACAGCGATTGCTGATTTTGAGCCACGAGCACAAGTGACGAGAATCACATTTGACCATCAAAATATAGAAACCGGAATGTATGGCACCCTTCTGCCCGTTATATGGTTCATTCTGGCTGATCAGGGGGACGCGTAATGGCTGATTTATTTAGCTTGCCAGATATCCAATTTGTCGAAGTAAACGCAGATAAGATTACCAGCGAAATAATCACTTCTTATGAATCCCTTGCAGATCGAACGTTGTATCCTGGTGATCCAATACGGCTGTTTCTTACTGGTTTGGCTCAGATCATTGTGCAGCAACGAGTGCTCATCAACGAGACAGGCAAGCAAAACCTGCTACGGTATGCAAATGGTGATGTTCTCGACCATATTGGAGTTACATCAAACGTTCCAAGACTGGAGCAAACAGCAGCGCGCACTACACAACAGTTTTTCTTATCCACTTCTCTGGCTTCTACAAAGTTGATCCCTGCGGGCACACGAGTAGGACCACAAAACGGAGGCACTTTGTACTTTGAAACAGCGGAAGCACTAGAAATCCCTGCCGGTGCTTTATCGGGAACAGTAGAAGTCATCTGTACGACTTCTGGAGTCATTGGCAATGGCTTTCTTCCAGGACAAATCAACATCTTAATAGACCCTATTCCGTTTGTACAAAACGTTACCAACATCACGACAAGCTCAGGTGGAGCAGACAGAGAAGCAGATGATGCATACAGGGAGAGAATTCACATTTCTCCCGAGTCGTACAGCACGGCAGGTCCAGAGGGTGCCTATCGGTTCTTTGCTACATCTGCCAGCCCGTTGATTGTAGACGTTTCTGTTCGCAGCCCTTCTGATGGAGTGGTTGAGATTCGTCCATTACTCCAAAACGGTGAAATACCAGGAGAGGAAATACTCAACTTGGTGCTGGAAGCTTGCAATGATCGCTCAGTTAGACCATTGACGGACCATGTTCAAGTCATTGCTCCTGAACAAGTAGGATACGACCTAAATGTCACGTACTGGATCAGTACGGATAACAGCAGTATGGCTGCAAGTATTCAAAGCGCAGTGGGTAAAGCAGTGGATTCCTACAAGGCATGGCAGTCGTCAAAATTAGGTAGATCTATCGATCCATCTGAACTTATCGCACGGGTGAAGAATGCAGGAGCGAAAAGGGTAACTGTCACATCTCCATCCTTTTCGGACATCGAAGAACATCAAGTTGCAAAAGTAAATACCGAGACTGTCGCGTTTGGAGGGCTTGAGGATGATTAACATTCAATCCGCCTCTCTGCTTAATATCTTATCTACCAATTTAAAGGCAGATTCAAACGTTCAGGCTATCGCAAGGGCTATTGACCCTAAACACCAAGAGGTTTCAAATGCCATTAATCAACTGCTGCTCAGCGTGGATCTGGAAGCAAAGTCAGAACTCATCATTGACCTTTTGGCATGGCAAAAGCATGTGGATTTCTATGACTCATCGTTGCCTACTGATACGAAACGCGAGTTAGTCAGACAGGCAGAAGCAGCGCACAGACACAAAGGCACACCATGGGCAATTGACCAGATAGTGTCTACGGCATTTGATGAAGCAGTTGTCTCAGAGTGGTTTGAATACGGTGGAGATCCATTTCGCTTCAAAGTTATTACCGCTGATAGGATGACCGATAACAAACGCTACGCTGATATCATCCGAGCAATTAATTCAGCAAAGAACAAACGAAGCCGATTGGAAACCATTACGATTCGCAGGGACAACACAGCGAACCAATTTATTGGCGGAGTAGTCTCCACTTTGAGGATTCGAACAATTAGACCTTCTATGTAAAGAGAGGTGAAAACCTTGGGGCAATTTAATGCAACGATACTGACTGAAAAGGGGCTCTCCCTTCAAATGAAAGCCCAAATGGGAATTGCTCGACTCCAGTTTACCAGGATTGGGATCGGGGATGGGTACGCTTCTGTACCACTTGAGACCTTAGATGAACTGGTTAACGAACTGATGTCGCTTCCGATCCTAGAAATCAAATTGACCGGTGAGGGTCAATCTCAAGTCAAAGCAGCCTTTAGCAACACTGGACTGGCATCAGGCATTTACGTGAGGGAGATCGGACTTTTCGCCAACGATCCGGATGTGGGCGAAATCCTATACTCTGTCGCTAATGCTGGGTCGTTTGCCGACTACCTTCCGGCTGAGAATGGCACAGAGGTGATCGAAGAGGTAATCAACTTCATCACCGTGATCGGCAGTGCGTCAGACGTGACAGCAATTATCGAGCAAAAGGCATTGGTCACGGTTGACACATTTGAAGCGCATGTGAATGATCCATCTATTCACATCACACGGGCGGAATTCGATTCTCAAATTGCAAGTCTAAGAAATGAAGTGCAACTGATTAAATCGACATTCCCAGATAGCTTCACGCGAAATCTGTTCACAGAAGATCTGAGCACGATCAACGACATCGATTTGTCTCGCGGGTATTACAACGAGGCACAAACCAGGCTGGAGGTGTGATCCGATGAAAATCATGGAATACAGCGACGGAATGAAGGTTTTCTACTGTCCAGCATGTAACGAACACCATGGAGTTAATTCCGGATGGACTTTCAACGGGGATTATGAACGCCCGACGTTTTCACCATCGTTGCTAGTGAGAGGGATAAAACTGACCGAAAAAGGCGAAGCCGAATACGCAGCATGGAGTGCCTCCGGGCATCCGAGACGTGATGCGCCATTTGATTCTGCTCCGACTGTATGCCATAGCTTTGTTCGAGAAGGTCGAATCGAATTTTTGAGCGATTGCACACATTCACTGGCAGGACAGACGATCGATCTGCCTGATGTGGAGGTGTAATTCCATGAAAAGGAAACCTGCCAATAACGGCCATTTGCGGAAGGAAGGGGGAGGAACATGCCGAGTATTACGTTAACGAAAGGTAATTCTGTAGGAATCGATACGTATGTTAACTCAGGGTTGCCGAATAACAACTATAGCACCAACATCTATATCTATGCTGGTGGACCAACAACCGCTATAAAGCGAGGTTTACTTAAATTCGATCTAGGGTTGATTCCCAATGATGCGATCATCAATAGCGCCTCTCTGTCTCTTTATACTGAGTACACCAGCACAAGGACTTATGCCATCCATAAAGTTACAAAGGCGTGGGATAACAGCACCACATGGAACACATCACCTACATTTGACAGCAACGTTGTTGCATCAAAGACAATTCCTACAAGCGGATGGCAAGTGTTTGACGTGAGAGCGCTGGTTCAATCTTGGGTGAACGGAGAAGCAAATCACGGGTTTCTTTTGAAAGACAGTGATGAATCAACTAACAATCCAGACATGTCTTTCTACTCGTTTGACAGCACTGGAAGCCAACCAACCCTAACCATCGACTACACCATCCCGACAACAGGCAAAAAACAGGTGGAAGTTGTTGCAACAAGCGGACCAACTGCATCCGGAACAAGTTCTATAACCATACCAATTCCTACTGGATCTCAAGCGGGAGATTTGCTGGTTGCTCAAGTTGTAACTGGTGAGTTAAATACAATAAATATGCCGAGCGGTTGGACAATACAGGAACACAGCGTTCCTACTCGAAAAATCGTTATGGCATACAAGTTCATGCAATCAGGAGACGCGGGGGCGACTTTTTCAAACAGCGGATCAGGGACTTTCTGGATAGGGGCAATGGTTGCGTTTAGAAACGTTAAAAATGTATTGTCTTACGACCGGAACATTTACAGTTCTAACGCATCTAGTTTTACGCCGCCAGCCAAGACAACCACTGCCGATAATACACTTTTTGCGCTTTTCAACACGGGATACGCATCAACGAGTTTCTCAACACCACTGAGCTACAGCGAAAAATATGATTCCAGCGGTACAGCTGGCTCGACGGCGTTCGCCTATCATTACATGTACAGGGATAAGGATCAGACGACTAGCGAAATGACAAGTACACTCTCGACGGCGACAACTGGCGTTAGTTCACTTCTTGTCCTCGAACCAATCGTCAACAACCCGCCGACGCTCACACTCTCGTCACCTGCCGATAATCAAACATTAGCGGAAGGGAATACGCTGCCGGTGCAAGGGTCGGCAACGGATGCTGACAGCGGCAATGTGGTGACGGTTAAGTACAAAATTAATAGCGGCACAACGAGGGCACTCACCTCCGGCGTATCGGATGGAAGCAGCCCTCTTTCTTTTGCCAAGACTCTGACCTATAGCAATAAACGGATCTGGGACGGGTCCACAGACGTTACTGGCGTGGATCTAGCGGAGAATACTAATCACATCCTTACCATTTGGTCTGAGGACGATCAGGGAGGAAAAAGCGCCGAAGTCACACGGATGTTCAAAGTCATCTGGAACAGACCTCCAGCGATCGACGGAAGCGATACGAACCTTGGAGCAATCGGCACTGCCCCAAGTATCAACTACACCGTCACGGAGCCCGAGAGTGACTCCTTCACCATCACTGAGCTCTTAAACGGCCAGCAGATTCGGTCTTTTTCCGGAGTAGCTGGTCAGCAGAACACCGCAACCATTGACCAAGATCGCTGGCTCCGACTGGCATTGGGTGTACAGCATGAGCTGCGGATTCGTGCAACGGACAGCAAGGGGCAATTCGCTGATCGGATCTACACCTTCACTCGCACAGAGACACAGATCCAGTTTGATCTGAAAAATCCATTCCTCTGTGATGCCAAGCCCACTCGGGTGCTGGTCACGCTGGACGGAACCTTCCCAGATGGCTCCACGGTACTGGTCGAGGTCTGCAACAATGCCTATGATGCAGTCCCTGCCTACGAGGATGCTACAGGTCCTTCTTTGGCAGGCAGAGGCTACATTTTCACCAACGAAACGAAAACAGCAGCTGATTGGGGAATCAATATCCGGATCACGATCAACAAAGGAACCGCAACAGAAAAAGTCATCTTGAATGGATTTGGAGGTGCATTCGATTAATGCAGATCAAGAACCCAACACCGATTTCGGTAGGTAATCAAGAAGATCAGGATTCTCCAGAAGTCAAAATCACGAAGCTGCAAGCAGAACTGGCTGTTGAAAAGGAAGATAAGCTAACTATCATGGAGGCTCTTGCTTCTGTTTATGAGGAACTGCAGGCAGTGAAGAACGGAGGGACTACCTAATGGCTTCGATTTATTACAATCTTGTAAAGGCAGGACGAAGAACAATTGACTCCGTACCAGAAAATTTACGAGAGGAAGTGCAGGCGATGCTCGATGCTGACAGCGCTGCTGTTTAGACTTGGCATTTGGCTTATCTCTTTGAAAGGTGGTGATACCATGGTAGCGATCTACGTAGCTCTGATTGTTGCGGGGCGCCGCACTTATGAAAGTGTACCAGCAAACCTGCAACCAGCAGTAAAAGCTGACCTCGAGGCAATTGGCCTGGGAACAGACGGCAAACCTCTAGCAGCGTAACGCTCTTCCAAGTGGAGGGGTGTTTTTTTATAGCAACAAGACATACAGTTCGCCTCGTTCCTAGCGGGGCTATTTGTCCGCCTAAGGAGATAGGAAGGTGAGCACAACGAATGAATGTAGAAGGATTGATAGCAATCATTTCAGTAGCATCAGCACTTACAGGAATTGCAGTGGGATGGACGGGGAAGGCCAGAACAGCTAGGCAAGACATAGCTCAACAAGCAAGCGCGGATACAAATTTGAAGGTCGATGTAGAGTACATCAAACGTGGGGTCGACGATATCAGGGCTGAGCAAAGGTCACAAGGTAAAGAGATTGAAAAGCTTGCTGAACGTGTCACTCGTGTAGAAGAGTCAGCAAAACAAGCGCACAAGCGCCTTGATCGCATAGATGGCGAGAACTGATGAAGGAATTATGAAAGGTGGAAGAATGATATGAACGAAACAGATCTATTGGCATTGGTCCAGCAGTATATGGCAGACAAGGCACTCATTGTGGTCGTTGTTCTCATGGTGTTGGGATACTTCTTAAAACGCACACCTCACGTTCAGGATTGGATGATTCCATGGTCGTTGACAGTGGTTGGTATCATCTTGGCATGCGGTATCTTACAGTCGTTTACCGTGGAAAGTGTGGTGCAGGGTATCTTGGCTGCAGGCATCGCCAACTTGACGCATCAGCTATGGAAGCAGACGACAGACAAACGGGAGAGTGACCAAGATGGCAACTAAAGGTATTGATTGCGCTGCCCCCTTGTCGGCAGAAAAGGCAAAGGTGATCGCGGCAGCTGGCTACAAGTTTGCAGTGCGCTACCTGGTACCGGAGCGCTTAGCGTGGAAGCGCCTGACACGGGCCGAGGCCGAGGCAATTACGGCTGCGGGCATGAAGGTAGTCTCCGTTTTCGAGACAACCGCCAATCGGCCGACTGGAGGAGCTGCAGCTGGTCTGGAGGATGGAGTGGAAGCATACAAAGAGGCGCAGCTCATCGGACAACCGATCGGCAGTGCCATTTATTTTGCCGTGGATTTCGATACGAAAGCGACTGATTACACTGCGATAGAAGCCTACTTACGTGCAGCGGCGACGAAGATTCCAGATTACGAAATCGGCGTGTATGCGGAATATGACGTGATTGAAGAGATGGCAAAGCGCGGCGCGGCCAAGCGTTTCTGGCAGACGTACGCTTGGAGCGGAGGGAAGAAGTCATCGCGCGCGAACATTTACCAGCACAAGAATGGCCAGACTCTTGCCGGCCATTCAGTCGATTTCAACGAATCATACGGCGGAGAGGGCTGGTGGGATACTCGCCCACAGGCGGTGGAAAAACCTGTGGACAAGCCTGCTGAGATCCCAGCATGGAAGCGTCAAGATCATGACGAACTGCGGGCTGCAGGGATTCTGACAACGGACCATTCTGCAACCCTAGATGATGCGGTACCACAATGGATGTTGTTCGCGCTGCTTAATCGTCTCCGCAAGGGTGAGACAGCACCACAGGAACCGCAGCCGAAGCCAGATCCGAAGCCTGCACCAACTCCCAATCCAAAACCTGAGCCTGAGCCACAACCTGCCCCAGAGCCGCCTGACATCCTGGAATGGGCTGAAGTGGAGCGGCGTACCGCATTGGCATCGGTGCAAGTTACCTTCGGGACAGCTGGACGCGGATCTGGTACCCTGCTCCCTGGTGGTTACGTGCTGACAGCCAAACATGTGGGTAATGGCATCGATACGATTAAGATCCGCACGAAAGCAAATGGCACCAATACATCCAGCCTGGTAGGTGTCCACCCGGGATATAAAGGGGCTGACGGAAAGTTGGTCAACGTGGACCTGGCCTTGTACCGGGTGACAGACGCCAAACTCCGGGATACTCTACCATCGTTGCCTCTATCGAGCCAAGGCGTAACAGCTGGCCAAGAGCTGCTAGCTGTTGTACATGGGGATGCATTCGGGAAGGTCAAGCGCGGTGTGGTCGATCGTGTATCCATTTCTACTTCCAGCCCGCCTACACCGTGGGAGTTTGATTGCTCGGTGGATGGAAATCCTGGCGATAGTGGCGGTGCCCTGGTTAATAAAGCGGGAGAAATTGTTGGAGTAGTCATACAAGAAACTTCCGTAAACGCCAATTTGAACGGTTCATGGCAGCGTACTCCTGGATGCGAAGCGGTCAACATAGCACATTCAACTGTCACTGAATGGTTGAAAAAATATCTATAATTCTCGGCTATACGGATTCTATGGTGGAATAACTCTTGATGTAATTTGATATCAAAATCGGATTATATGGTGGAAATAACCCTCCGAAAATGGTATAATAGAGGTAGAAAAACCCCACCTCGGAGGTGCTTTAATTGGACTACAAAATGAAAAGTATGGCTTCTATTGCCGAAATCCTTAAATCTTATACAGGTGATTACGAAGGACCTTGGAGTGTCGCTTACAGCGGCGGAAAAGACAGTACCGTTACACTGGCTCTTGTTATCAGAGCGTTGCTCTTGTTAAAGCCAGAACAGCGGAACCGCAAGGTGTTTATCACGTCGTCCGACACAACATTAGACTTAACGACCACGCCTACAAGGAATAACGAGTTAAGAAGAATCCAGAAGCTTATTGAAAATCACCATCTCCCTGTTGAGGTGGCATTGGTTGCCCCCGAAGATAGAAACAGTTTTTGGTTTAAGACTCTTGGATTGGGATATCCATTGCCCAAGAGCAAACGTAATCGTTGGTGTACAGATGCTTTGAAAATCAAGCCGCAGGAGAAGTTCTTGCAGGGCTTGAAGCCCTCTCTCACACTGTTAGGCGTTCGGATCAGCGAGTCGCAGACCAGAGGCGAATCAATCAAGAATCATCAGACATCAAAGTATTACAGTGACGGTGCTATGATGCCGATCGTCGATTTCACGCTCGACGACATTTGGTCTTACCTTGCAATCGAGAAACTCCCCTGGGGTGATGCGGAAGAGATCAGCCAACTCTATAAAGATGCTACAGGCGAGTGTGGTTTAAGCAAACGCAAGGCTGGTGCAGATGAAGACAATTCTGACGCTTGCGGAGCAAGGTTTGGTTGTATCGTCTGTCCTGTTGTAAAGATCGACAAAAGCACCCAAGAGATTGCCAAGAAAAAGCCGTGGTTTCAGCCCTACGCCGATATAAGAGACGTAATGATCCAGATGTACCAAGATCCCGACAACAAGGCTGGATACCGCCGTAATGGTGAATATCTCGGCTACGGTCAAGGGACATTCACCGTAAAGGCAAGGATGAAACTCTTAGAACTCGTAAAGCAAGCACAAGAGGATAACCGCCTTTTATCAAGAATGTATGGAGTTGAACCACAACCTGTTATTTCTGACGAGTTAATCGATCTGATACATCAACAATGGGAGAAGGATTTAATCGACTACCCATTCTTGGAAGATGTGAAGGAACTCGGTGACTTTTACGAAGTCAGAATCGGAAAGGTGTTTCAACTCACTATGAACTTGAAGGTCAAAAAGGTGGCTAACTAACGAATGGATATCCTTAATCTATCAGCCTACAACGTGTTGGAAACAGAATACGGCGAACACGATATTCACATTAAGGTGGAGACGAAAGCTCCGCCTTTTGTCTGCCCTCACTGTGGCTGTGTAGCGAACCTATACAAGCACAGCAAGCGAGACCAGTTGGTAATGGACTTACCTATCCACGGAAAGCGTGTAGGGCTTATTGTGAAGCGACAACGCTACAAATGCAGAGAGTGCAACCAGACCTTCTGGGAACGCCTTCCCGTTGTTGATGAGAAACGATATTGTACGAGAAGGCTGGTTCAGTACATTGAGCGTAAATGCCTCAAACACACATTCACAAGCGTCGCAGAAGAGGTTGGAATGGACGAAAAGACCATCCGTAATATCTTCCGTGATTACATCAATGAATTAGAGGCGGAACTACGTTTTGAGACACCACGTTGGCTTGGGATCGACGAGATTCACATCATCAAAAAGCCACGATGCGTATTGTCAAATGTTGAGGAGCATACTTTGCTCGACCTCCTTCAAGACCGCAATAAGACAACGGTTGTAGGCTACCTCTCACGCCTTCCGAACAAGAGCAACGTCAAGTATGTCGCTATGGATATGTGGCAACCGTACAGAGACGCTGTGAAGGCTACACTGCCTAATGCGGTTATTGTTGTCGATAAGTTCCACGTGGTTCGAATGGCGAACCAGGCAATGGAAACTATTCGCAAAAACTTACGTTCGGGATTGACGCCTAAACAGCGTAGAGGGCTAATGCACGACCGCTTTATTCTCCTCAAACGTAAGAAGGAGCTGGACGGCAAAGGTTTCCTCACCCTTGATTTATGGACGAAGAATTACCCTGATCTCGGTGTCGCCTACAACCTCAAGGAGTCATTCTTTGACATATGGGACTGCGAAACCAAAGACGAAGCCATTCAGATGTATCGTCAATGGGAAGCAAGCATCCCCGACTCAATGAGAGCCGCATTTGAGCCTCTCACAAGGGCGATGGGCAATTGGTCAGAGGAGATATTCAACTACTTCGACCACCGCATCACAAACGCTTATACAGAGTCTCTGAACAGCCTCATTCGTGTAATGAACCGTTTAGGCAGAGGATACTCTTTCGAAGCCCTACGAGCCAAGATTCTCTTTACAGAGGGCTTGAAGAAGGTCCGACCACCTAAGTTTGCTAAGAACATTGACGAAGAGAAATTCGGTATGGCAATGATTGCCCCAATCAGTGGTGGCGAAGTTCTTGGTATCAATATTTCCACCTTGATTGAGATGTTGGAGGACGGCGATTTATAAGCCGTTTTCCACCATCAATTCCGAATACCCTAATTCTCAAAAGCCCTAAAACGGAATTCCATCAGTTCTAGGGCTTTTGTTATTTGAACAAAAACATCTATTTTCCCCCTATTAGTTTGACTTCATAATATCCCCCGAGGATCACCACTTTTTTCAGAACGTTCTTATTCGCCACCATCAACTCAAAGCACCAGTCACCCCAAGCATTTCGACATTTCTCTAGGCATAATTATCATGTTCTCTTGGTGTACGTTTGGCCTCTACTTCGTACTATGCTTGGCTCCATTTTGTTTATGGTTTGTATACAATGCTTAATTTTAGACGAAATCGATTACGTAGCATAAGTAAAGTAGAGATACAACGCAAACAAAATCGGCATTGCCTGTTCGTGTGTTGTTCGTATATAATATAGGAACAAACGTTCGTGAAAAGGGTGATAATATGGAAAAGATCAACACTGTTGTAGATGGGCGATTGATGTCTGTTCCCGTATTGACCGCAAGTCACTTGGCTGCTATGAGTAAAATTCGTTCTGGAATGTGCCCCGGCTGCGCCCCTGATATTCTGCAGGATCTTGTACTTGCCGGTCTTGTGGAGGATATGTCAAATGGCAACTAAGATCGAGAATCCTTTTATTATATCGTTCATTCTCCCAGAACACGCTAAGGCGCTGAACGAACACTATTTCGAATCTACTTTGACAACTCAAACAACGCTTGATGATCAAGAGATGGAAGAAATTAATCGTGCGATCCTTGAGTCAATTCATAAAAATCTAGCCATTACCGTTACATGGTTCAAGCCATTAAGAGGTAGTCTCGGGGAGAATGAACAGGAATGGGGATGGGTGCAGCGGATCGATACCCATCGTAAACAAATTAAACTTGTGAACGATGAAGGCTTTTGGTGGATTGACATGGAAAAAATCGTCTCAGTGAAGGGAGATGACTTTTTTGGATAAGATCGCAGTATTGGCCAAACTCGGCACCGAAGCAAACAGCGTAATGACCAAAAACGATTAATTTCAATAATAGTATCCTTCATCCATCCAGTATAGGAGCGTCATTTCAGGTCATTGTATCCTCGTCGTTTATTATCTGTACCCTCATTCCACCAAGTCGCCTAGCGGCTTCAGAGTGGGTGGTAGCCTACTCTATATCCTGCGCTTACGCACACGAAAGCCCTCCTTCAACGGGAGGGCTTGTTGCGTCTCTCTCTGCGTCCTTACGTGCGACTTTCGATGCGTCTACACGCAGTCAAACGCTCATACAAAGACTCATTTAAAGACGCAATCGTATTCCTTGCATGCCATATGATTCAGGCACCATTAGGAGAAGTAAAAGAAAATTCTTCTGAAACTGTGACTGAATATTGTATGACTATGCAGGTTTCAAATTTGATCAACGAGCCCTTACCATTTCGACCAGCCCACTATCGATCTGGTGGTTGTGGAGAGGGTGAGACTTCATCGCATCCAGCACCTTCGAGGTATCAATCGCCAAGTAGTGCTCTAACGTCGATACATGCGCGTGTCCGCTGATTTCCTTCAAGATGAATAGATCCACGCCCTGCTTATGCAAAAACGTCAAGCAACTGCGTCTGAGTGCGTGGAGGCTTAAACCATCCTTGTAGATGCCCAATTTCTTTACGTACCCCTTAAACAGCCAATCTACCCCTTTTCGGCTGTACTGCTGTCCATATTGCGTCAGGAACAACGTCTGATCGTCTGGTCCAGTTACGAAATATTTACGACCGCATTTATACCGGCTGATGGCAGATCTGTTTTCGTTTTTGATTGCTTCGTCGTATACGATTCCCGTCTGCATATAAAGCTGTAGCGCATTAGCAAGCTGTGGAATCATAGGAATGATCCGGTCTTTTCCACCCTTCCCGTCACGAACATGAATATAGCAATCTTCAAAATTGATATCGTAAGTCTTGAGACTGATCAGCTCGCTAACCCGAATCCCGGTGTAAAGAAACGTGGCGAATAGTGCATAGTCCCGAATGGCGTGTCTGCCGGTTAACATGATGCCATCCAGAAGTGTTTTAGCCTGCTGCTCACCCAGGGTTATCGGGATAGTCCTCGGCACCTTCATGCCTTGAATGTTCTTGGCGGGATTCTTTACGATATCATAATCGTCATGATCCACGAAGTATTCGTAAAAAGAACGAATGACGGAGATTGCCCTGTTAACGGTACGAGGTGCCAGCCCGTTATCGACCAAACTAAACTTGTACTCGCGGATGTCCTGCTGGCGTAAATCCAACAAATCACGAGTTGAGAAATGCGCCATTAGCCTCCGCAAGTCGCCCTCATAGCCAGTTAATGTCTTGGGACGGGATCCCTTGTCACTTTTCATATAAAGCAGGTATTCACGGAGATAGAGATCATTAGGGTTGGTTTTTACAATGGTTAGGACGTTTTGTTGCATGGGTTTCCTCCCTGTATATCCAGAGCAACACCCGATGTGATATTCTATTGATGTCAGGCACTGCCTGGTGTTCGTATGAGAGAGCCGTTCCTAACGTCTGCCCAGACCTGAACGGCTCTTTCTCTATATATGGTATCACGGGTTCAACGTAACTTCAAAAATAGTGATGATTAACAAAAAACGCCCGGCATCAAGCCAAGGCTGTTTTGTTAATTAAATTCAACGCACATATTTATCTTTAAGCCGTAAGAATAGTCTGTACTCCTCTTCGTTGAAGTTGATCATGAACTCTCGATACGCTTTGGGGAACTTTTCGCTCCAAAATTCAATATAACTTTGATAAGATGTCTCATCTTGGGAGACTGGGGTTCCTTCATATACTAAGATGCAAGTATTATCGGTAAATACGACAGCAACACCATATTTGGAGTATACGTACTCGACTTCTTTACCCTCGGGATTATTAGTAATTGTCGGGATATTATATTTTTCTATGATGCACTGGAACAATTCCTCAGATGTAGCCCAATCAATCAGTTCGTCCATTTTTTCATCCCCCATTACTGTCACCGATTCACCATTCGGATCAAAAAGCGCGTCTACTATTGCTCGAGTCCAACTTCGCATAAATCTATCAGAGCACTCATCAGAGCATCCCATTCGCCCATCCGGAAGGAACCACTCGCCGCAGTCACACTGAACATAAGAACCTTTCACGAAGCATCCCCCTAAGTCCCAAAACCCGAATAGTCTCCCAGATATTTGTAGCTAACAAACTCCAAATCTTCGGGAAGTCCTTCTCTCGAGTAATGTTCCCATGCTTTTGTTACTTCAGCGATTGCTCGAGTCTTCACCTCATCAGCTGTCAATTCTTCCTTAGCATAAACGTCCAATGTGATAAGACGATCCTTTGTACGTAATTCACATACATAGCGATGTTCTGCAGCCACCATATCCACCCTTTCGTTTGCTCTTCATAATACCTGATAGTGTGACAGGGTCTGTCACAGTGAGCATTTTATAAAAACACCGAGAGTCATTCCTTACCCTCGGTGTCTTTCGTGTTCTTATACCTTGTACCCTACTGCCTTCATTTTTTCGATCATCTCAGGCGTTAATAAATTCCTTATGTGTTGTATTACGTAAGGCTCAGCAGCGGACAGTCTTTCATATCTTTCCTTTTCCATTGCTGCGAACTCACCACGTTGAATTGATATTCCGATCCTTGCTATTTCTAATATCTTTTGTTGTCGATGAGGATCGCCTGCATGGTCTCTCCACCATTTAGCAATCTTAGGGCATGCCAATAGCTGAATGCGCTCATATCCTCCCGTATTCTGCCTGCTGCGCACTACCTTCTTTTTCGATGCTTTAAACTTTAGTGATAAGAAAGTCTTTAAAACAGACTCGGCATAATTGAGCTTGTTAATATACAAAACACGTTCAATTAAATCCTCTTCAACTTTCGAAGACTTTTTTGAGTTGATCTCTGTGGTGGTCGGTACATAGTTGGAGATTATATCTTGCCCGCCTTTAGAAACAGGAAGTATGTGATCAATGACCATGTCATCAAAAGCAATTTCTCTTCCTGTATAAAAGCACTTACCCTGGTGTACTTTATAGATCGCTTTTCTAAGTGTTGGATTAGATTTTGAAATCTTTGCGTTAATGTCCAACAAACATCACCGACCTATTCGAATTCAACATCTTTAGGATTTCTGCGAGGTTTTTCAGTTCGCATAGGAGATTGTGGTACCGATGCTGGCACTATTGGGACATTGTCCCCTTTCTCAATGGACATGTAAATACGGATTGCTGTCCTTACCCATTCAGCTTTTCTGGCGCGAGGCAATTGATCAAGACGTTTAACTATGTCATTGTCCAAAGTCGGATCTAAAGGAAGTTGATATACTTTCGCCATTCAGGTCTTACCCCCTTGATTTGAACTTGCCGTAGCGGTAAAAACCTGTTGCATTTGCCTTCTGACCATCTTTTACCACGATGATGTCACTTTCCCATGCTTTGAAAAATGTCGCCAACGGAGCTGCTCCGCCCCCAGTCAGAAGCAATTTGTCAAACTTAGCTCTGTTTTTCCAGCTGGTGTTTATCTGTGCGATAAGGTACTCTGCGAATTCGCGGAAAGCTTCTTCTTTCTCTTGCTTGATGTCGATGGAACTGCGCTTGCTTATCACGTACGTATCAGATCCATTCAATATTTGCTGCTCTACAGATTGAGGTGTAGCCTTCGCCTCTGGCTTCTCTTTGTTAATGAAAGCCGCGATTCTTTTATAGGCATCGAACATACCCTCTGGGATTGTTTCGGTGTCCTCTTTTTGGCGTTTGAGCCCTTTGATTCCGTCCAAATCTGTTGTTCCCCCACCAATGTCGATAACCCCTACATAATCTTCTTCGTAAGATTCATCCGCCACATAACCCTCATCATCCAGGTATAACGAAAGAACTGTACCAAGCGGCTGCGGGAGAACGATCACCTGAGCAACATCAACCATTTTCGTTTCGCCGTTTACTTTTACAACATGACCGCCTTCAAATACTTGTACCAGATCTTCTTCCAGCTTGGTGCCCTTCTCAGTGCTCGGGCATCCTGTTACGACCAGGACGTTATCAAAGACTTTCTTCCCTCTCGGCAAAAGTTCTGCGAGCGACAACTCAGAAAGTAAGCGATATGCTTTCTGAGCGTAACGGTTTTCTGTGGTGTATGTAGGGATGAGTCGAGATGCTTCGTTTACGTCCTCTCCCCAAACATAAACCTCATCTTCAAATTTGTTCGAGACGAATTGCTTCAGTCGCTGCTTCTGATCTCCTGCAATCCCCTCTTCTCCGAAGTCCTCTGGCCGCGCAAATGCGGATGGACGAATCCACTCTCGATCTTCAGATTTACCTTTTACCTTAGTGTTTCCGTGATCCAATCCAATTACGATCATTTTCTACCCCTCCATTGAACTTTCATACACGACTTCTATCGATGATTATATAATAAACCAATGAAACAATAGATTCAACAATAAACCAATAGAATTCTATATAAAAAATCAAAAAACCGCCTTCCTGTTGGAAAGGACGGTCACATACTCCAAAAATCATCCTGTTTAACGCTTGGATCCACCTTACGCAGTGCCTGGAGGACCTTCTTCATCGTGCTGCCAGACGGGAGGTAATCCGTCTTTGTTGCCAGGTGGCTCACTGTCACCTTGTTCAACTTGCTTTCTCTACATAGCCATTCTTGTTTGATTCCACGTTGATCCAGCCACTTGCCGAGCTTTGTGCGCGGCTTCCCTAATCCGAACATGATAGATCACCTCGTTACCATCATGGACAGGTTATAAAAATTTTAAACGTCCATTTTGAAAAAACCGTAATTATGGACAATCAGTGCAGCATCTCTTTGTAACAAATCAGGTTCGCGATCCCGTTCGCCAGACGGTTCGCTTTACGGGCCGCAGCCACGAACAGCATCGCGCACTCAAAAATCCACTCATATCAAAGCCCATCATCGTTATTAATCGTTCGCGATCAGCCCAACTGTTTCTATCGAAACACCAATGAGGTGGCGCTGACATCTTTGGACTCGGCAGCGATCCGGCCATCCGCAAAAAGAAAGGAGTTGAAAAAGAAAAATGTTTTTTGAAATTCTTTCTTCAGCCATGTTCGGATCAATCGTAATTGTTGCCCAATTGAAAAAGTCCGGTGCCACCAATGACAGCGACAAACTGAATAAGATTTTCTCCCTGACTGGCCTGAACGTGCAAGACAAGAAGAAGACTTACACGGCGCAGATCTTAAAGAAAAAGGTCTACAGCTGGGGCACAGAGTATTGCTATCGCATCCCGTTGGGCCGTAGCTTTGAGGACTACCAGGCGAAATTCAACCACATCCAGGATGGGCTCAACAACAGGAAGACTGCTTTCAATCTCTCCCTAGATGACCTGAAAACACTCGATTTTAGGAGTAACATCATCCAGCAGATCCGTGATCTCCTGACCAAAAATAAAGCAGCCAAAAAGGAGATCGAGCTGAGCTATGACGGGACTTTGAAAGTGATGGTCTACAACACACCGATGCCGACCATGGTCAGCTACACAGATATCACCCTCACCTGGGATGGCTGGAAGGTACCTGTCGGCCAGATCCGTGAAGGAAATACACTCATCTTCCATGACTTTGAAAAGGTCCCGCACATGGTCGTAGGAGGTGCTACGCGATATGGGAAAAGCAACTTCCTGAACATGCTGATCACAACGCTGATCATCCTACAGCCAGACAATGTGCGGTTCACGCTAATCGATCTGAAAGGTGGTGTAGAGTTTCATTCCTTCTTGAATGCAAAGCAGGTCATTCATTACGCAGAGGAACCTGAAGAGGCAGAAGAGGCCCTGGCGGCCGTTGTGAAGGAGATGCGGGAGAAGCAACAGGAGTACAAGAAACATGGCGTCAAGAACGCACAGGAAGCTAACGACCCGGTACGTCACTTCATCATCATCGACGAGGTGGGGGAGTTGAATCCAGCAGAGGCTGTTACGAAAGAAGAGCGCGCTCTCAAGGAACGCTGCCAGACCTTTATGAGCCAGGTAGCGCGCTTAGGAGCAGGACTTGGATATCGGCAAATCCTAGCAACACAGTATCCCACTGGCGACGTGATTCCCCGGCAATGCAAGCAGAACAGCGATGCCAAACTATGCTTCCGAGTGCAAAATGGAACCGCATCACGCGTTGTGCTCGATGAAACCGGTGCTGAGTTACTGCCAGAGATAAAGGGCAGGGCTATCTACCAAACAGCTGACAAGAGGCAGATCGTGCAAACTCCCATGATCGAAACGAAGACGATCAATCAAGCCGTGAAACCACACATCATCATCAAGGCAAGAAAGGAGAAGAACAATGGCAACCGCAATCAACAGAGTGGAGAGACAGGAGCAAATCCTGCACAGTCTGGAGCGATTCAATTTTATGAGTAGAACGCACATCCAGCGCCTGCACCGGCTGGGCAGCGTCAGGAACGCACAAAAAGTGCTGAAGCAGATGGAAGAGTACCTGCACAGTTTCCGCGAGGGATACGACACTGTTTACTATCTGAGCAAGTTGGGCCGGGATATGATTGGTTCCAAGAAGCAGGTCAAACGCAGTCTACAGACTAAACACTCCCTGATGCGCAACGACTTCTTCTTCCATGTCGGTTGTCCATCTTACTGGAAGAATGAAATGAAAGTGGTGGTGGGGGAGTTGACGATTGTTCCCGATGCCACTTTTAAGAAGAACCAGAGGCTTCACTTCCTGGAGATCGACAACACCCAAACGATGACAGAGAACCGGCTCAAGATCGAGCGATACAAGGCCCTGCATGCCACAGGACTGTTTCAACGACAATACCAGTACTTTCCCATGATCCACATTGTCACGGTTAACAGGAGCCGCGTGAGACGTTTTATTGAAATGTGTGAAGGTTTGCCCGTTCAAGTCTACTTGTATGATGACATCAAATGAGGAGTGGTTGAGATGGCAAAGGTTCAAATAATCAAGTTTCGCGACTTCATGGACGGCACCTGGCGGCAGCAGCCGAAGAAAAGCGAACTGAAGAAACTCACTGACACTCTCGTGAAAGCAGGAGTGATGATCCCACTGGCGATGACAAGCGTCACCACACACGCCAGCGCAGCGGAGAGCATCGCGGCTGCAGGCACGCAACTGGTGGCGGGAACCACCCTGCAGATCCTCGCGCATGCCCTAGATCCGATCACTCAGATCCTGGTCGCCATATCCCTGCCTGTCGCATCGATCGTGATGATCGGCGGATGCTTCTTCTTCATGTTTGGTCAATCAGAAAAAGCCTGGACCACGATCCAAAACGCTGGGTTGGGCTACATCCTTATTCAGCTCTCACCGCTGTTCATCAAAGTGCTGGAACAGGTAGGAAAGAGCATTGCATGATACAGTTTGACTCGTCCAGAAATGGGCGAGATTTTTTTGTTCTATGCCCGCCTAGCTCCACATACCGTCTCTGTAAAGGTGTTACACCGTCACGGCGGAACACAGAAACCGAGTAACAGTGTTCCTGAGATAACTGGCGAAGAGAGGGGCATTTTTGATGGAAATTAGAGTAGGGCAGGGGCAGCCCGTACCCATAAGGAAAGTACGATCAGATAAAAAAGTTCGTGTGAATTCTTCACTTTCCCAAGATACTCATGACAAACTCGTTATGCTGGCTACGAGCTGCGGCATGACCAAGACGAGTATGCAGGAGAAAATCGTTGAGGCAGTTCTCAACTCTCCGGAATGGGTGAATTTCTTCCAAGACCGATACAACAAGACAGGTCGTTACCGGGTCACCCCGATGAAAGATAATGGCAAGATCACCTACCTGCTGCTTTGAGATCCTGCCTCAACGCCTTGGCAGCAGACTGGGCTTTCTTCCAGTTTGAATAACAATGCCGGCACATATTCATTTGCAAGCTCCAGGTGCGTTTGGATGTCTCAATTGTTCCGCATTCGCATCTTTGCATGACTATCCCAACCCTTCAGAATTGTCGCGATGGTATCAGAATTGCCATGAATGGGAAGGTTTATACTATCGCTTGCAAAGGAACGGATCCAAAAGTGGAAAGCGCTCGGCTGTAACTCGTTTAAGGGCACCGTAGAAAAGGCCACAGAACTTGTTAAAGTCACGTTCCTTGTATAAAGAGCGGGTACGTTTCCATGTTTCCGAAGCGATGTCAGCGAGTGTTGTTGGGTTCTCAAATCCACAAAGCTTGTCTACCAAGAGAACCTTACCCCAGAGCCTAAATGCAACTTGTCCGTCAGCGGTATCTCTCATGACTGGAGTGGCAAACGCTGTTGGCACATTCTTGGGAACCTTTTTCCAAACTCGGGAATTCGGAATACGTATTTCTTTTTCTTCTGTTTTAAGATTTTCTTCGGAAGAAAACAAAGCTTTAGAAGACACAGTTTCAGGTGCTTCAGAAAGTGCTTCATCGCTTATGGCCGTAAGGGATTCGCCATTCTCTCCATGTGACAAATCGCCATGTGACACCCCATGTGTCATTGAAGAGGAAGGAAGGTCTTTCAAGTTCTCCAAGGGCTGGATCTGATACGCGTTTCCGCCGATCGTGCCGTCCTGTTTGCGTCGTCCGTCACGGCCAGAGATCCGCTGGATGATCCCGAAGGACTCCAGCTGCTTCAGTGCGCGCCAAAAAGTCCGCACAGAGATCCCTAACGAAGGAGCGATCGTTTCTGCCTCCGGCCAGGAGACTCCAACAACCTTGCAGCTGTACCGAGCTAATTTCAGGAGGACCTGTTTAGCGGATTCAGTCAGCTTATGCACATGCGTATAGAGAAACTGGCGGACAGTCATGTCCATGTCAGCAACGCTGGCGAATGTAGACAGCGACTGATTGATAACAACCTTGCTCATATGTAGTTCTCCTCCCAGCAGTGGAGGAAAAAGCAAACCCTAAACTCGGTTTCTTGCAATAAGAAACTAGACCTTGCATGCTCGCTTTTTTCGCGATATAATGAAGGCAACAATTTGATGTGTGAGTTTGTCGGGTCTGGTGTTGGTAGCACCGGGCTTTTTCCTTTTCTGCGGCTTTTTTGTTTGTATGTATCGGGGATACTAAAAAGCGCCCTGCACCGATCCGACTGGATGGTAACAGAGCGCATGATTGTCGATGTTTGACAAACAATACCGATACTTCCGCCTTGTAAGTATAGCCCAATTTGGGTATACTAATGACGAGAAGATCGGAGCGTTCAGTGTACCGAGTTGGGTCGGTTGCTGGATTGAATCTGTTGAGAGCGCCAACTCTCTTAGATTCCCGATCACTTTTTTATTTCCAAATCTTTCTGTTATTAAGTTTAGCATGAAGCGAATAGAGTTGTCCACATGTGAGTAACTTTTCCGAAGATCGGCCTATAAGGGGTCGGTCTTTTTTGTTTTAGAAGGGGGGGGAGCAAAAAATACCGTAGCATCGCTCTCTCTACCATTCTATTAAGAGGTCCCGACTGTGGATAACTCTATTTGTGTGCGTTCTTCTTGGCAGTTCTTCCTACCAAATAGTCGATTGAAACATCAAAATAATCTGCGATATCAAGGAGCTTTTCGACAGTAGGGAATGACTTCTCTGTCAGGTACAAGCTGACTGACGATTTGTGAAGGCCAATGGATTTGGCTAAATCTTTTGCCATGGTATCGTGCAGATCCAGGAGCAAGCCCAGTCGCTCAGAAAAAATTTTCTTTCGTTTTAGCAAATTCTGTCACCCCTTGACAGTTGAGTTTCACTCAACTACTATGATTATAGTACATGAAATCATGT